ATCTTTGGGCTATATGACAACTGAAATTAGAGGCAACATAATCGTCGGCAATGACTTAGGTAATGGCATATATGCCTCTGGTGGGCATAATACAAGAGGTTATGACATCATACATAATACGATACATAACTTTTTAAATGGTATCTCAATCCCAGAGGGCCCTGAGGCTAACGATAGTAACCAGATTAGTATACATAATAACATAATTTGGGGCGGGGATACTGGAACCACTGCTGGCATACTATATGGGGATTCTGCCACTAGCCTTTTCTTTGATATTAACAATAACGCCATAGGCAACTGTGATACAGACTATGATACATTCGGTGATTTACAAATTGATAGTAAAATATCTTTGACAGCTAACCCATTCTTAAACGCTGGCGGTTCTTACGCGCTAGCTAGTGATTTTAAATTGAATGACACAGCAGGTGGCGCCTTATGTAGGTCAGCAGCGGTGCCGAATGACCTCGACTTGGATGGTGACCAAGATAGGTGGGGCGATGTAGGTGCATTGCAAACAGAACCCACTGGCGGCGGCGGTGGCGGTGGATTCATACAATCAACTACATTAGGTAGACTAGGAATACAGGAGTTATAAAATGGCAGTTACAGATGCAAAACCAGTTGTACAAAAAGGCGTAGCATACCGTCACTATTTTGCGATACGTGATACGGCAGGAGCACTTGTTACTACCTGGGCAGGCCAAGATTCTGAACTCTCTAAAGATAATGGTGCTTTCGCTGACGCTACTTACGAGGCAACTGAGATCACCGGCACAGGTATTGGGTATATTGACCTAACAGATTTAGAGACTGACTACGATATAATTATCTTGAAAGTCACAGTGACAAATACAGATGCACTAGATTATGTATGTGCAATCTACCCCGAAGAAGCTGGTGATATACGTGTCGATTTGACACAGATGACAGGTGGTGATATTGATGCTGTTGATAATCTTAAATCTACCTATAACGGTGCGGGGTACATTGACGACAATGCACCTGCAACGCAAGGCCAGGTTAGTGGTTTGGGTGCAGTTGGCGGATCACTTAATGAAATAGCCGACTTATTCGAAAACACAAGCACGTCACCTATTGCTAGTGGTTCTTGTGCTAGTACTTTTGCGGAAGACCAAGTATATCATCAAATTCAGGATAACAGTGGCACAATAGACGTATATTATGAATTTGATATTGGTTCGACTGGAAAAGCTTCAAATGCAACAGTAATAGGTAGACTAAATGGGGGTAATGACGACTTAATTATGTATGCTTGGAATTGGACTGGGACGCCAGCGTGGGATGTCATTCGATCATATGACGGACAAGTGTCCTCTGGTGACGTTACAAGGACTGCAATCTTGACAACTGCACATACTGGGACAGGTTCTAATCTAGGTAAGGTGAGAATACGATTTGCAGGCACTGGTCTCACATCTGCAAATCTCTATATAGACCAAATATCTATGGCCTATAGTGTTGTACAGTCAGCAACAGGGTATGCAAATGGGATGGTTTGGGTGAATAGTGTTACAGGTACAGCAGGTATAATTCCACATATCAATGGTACTGCTGATAACCCTGTTGCTAGTCTTGCTGACGCATTAACCATTGGTGGACTTGTTGGTCTTAATCGGTATAATGTGTCTACTGGTTCTGTTGTTGAAGTTCCTTCCGCACAGTCTAATATATCGCTTGAGGGATTTAATTACCATCTCACTCCTGCTGGGTACGCTCTAAACGATTGCACGGTTGACGGAGCAATAGTAACTGGCACTATAGCCGACAGTGAAGGCGAGCTTACTTTCTGGAGATGCTTGTTCGGGAATTGCTCAATACCCTCAAGCAATCAATTATACTGCGGGTATGGCAACACAATGACACTCTCCACTGATGGTGGGTATATATTTAATGACGCCTTTAGTGCAGTCGCGGGTGGAGGCGCTCCAATATTCGATTGCGGTGCACTCGGAAGTCAACAGCTAAACTTCCGTCATGTATCTATGGGTGTCGACCTGAGAAACTTCGGGGCGAATGGCACAGATACGATGAGCCTAGAAGGCAATGGACAGTTAATACTAAATCAAAATTGTGAATCTGGTGGCACAGTACATATTCGTGGTAATTTTCAAGTTACCGATAATTCAGATGATACCGGCACGGCTGTTAATATTGTAGATGACGCCAATTTCTATGACACAAAAGGCGATATAGCAGCGGTTAAAGAAGATACGGCACTTATCGTCGAAGATACACATGAAATACAAAGCAAATTACCAACTAATAAATTTATGGGTTCTTCTGACGGTGCTGATGATGACGCGACGCTCGACGATATTCTTGAAGATACTGGAACGACTTTAGAAAATAGACAGGTGGAAATACTTGCAGACGTTACTGGCCTCGCTGGCAACGCAATGGTAGGTACAGATAACGCAGCTTTAGCTTCTGTTTGTACTGAAGCTCGTCTGGCAGAATTAGATCCTGCCAATCTACCTACTGATGTTGCAGCGATACCAACTGTTATGATCGGAACAGATAATGCGGCTTTAGCTTCTGTTTGTACTGAAGCTCGTCTGGCAGAATTAGATCCTGCCAATCTACCTACTGATGTTGCAGCGATACCAACTGTTATGATCGGAACAGATAATGCGGCTTTAGCTTCTGTTTGTACTGAAGCTCGTCTGGCAGAATTAGATCCTGCCAATCTACCTACTGATGTTGCAGCGATACCTGCCGAGGTGTTAGCCGGTACTATTGAAGGAACGTTGACATTACAACAAGCTCTTAGTGTTTTAGTGGCTCTTGCTGCAGGTGAATGTGACGGTGGGGAAACTACAACGATACACTACCGTAATCAGGCAGATACAGTAAACAGGATAACACTGACAGTCGATACTGTTGGTGATCGTAGTGCAAGTGTAATTGATGTTACGGATCTATAATGTTACCAAAATTAGGACAACCTACTTATGGGTGGCCGACATATGGTTGGCCACTTTGGCCTACAACACTGAATGCACCTGCTTTCTTTGTGCGTTTTAATTATGCAACATCTGAGGTATTTACAGGCGACAATAACACTAGAGAACCAGTATTCTTTTCTCATAATACTGGTGACGTATTTGATATGACTGCAGAAACGAAAGGTTTTTAAATGTCTTGTTATAAAGTATATGTTGAGAGTGACACGCTATTCCAAATCACTGGACTACGTAATGCAATAACTAGTGCGTTACTTAATGCTGCGACAATCACTGTTCAATTATTTAAAAGTGGTGACAGTACACAAATTGGTACTGACATTACAATGACTGCTGTTGGCTCGGACGGTGATTATTGGTGTATATTACCTGACAGTAATACCATAAGCCCAAATGACAGTTATTATTTGATTGTAACAATCGTCGCAAGTGGATACACTGTTAAAAAGAAAATACAATTAACATCAGAATGGAGTAGCTAAAATGGCCGTAACATTAACAGATACAAATAGTTACGTCGCTTTAGAGGACGCTGAGATATATTTCAATGAACGACTAAATGTGTCTTCTTGGGATACTGCCGAAGAGGATGATAAAAAACGCTCTTTAATAATGGCAACTACTGCGCTTGACAATTTAAATTATACTGGCGAAAAAACAGATGCAGACCAAACATTACAATTCCCAAGATACGATGACGCAAGCATCCCAACAGAAATAGAACAAGCGACATATGAGTGTGCTTTAGCTCTCCTAGATGGTGTCGACATCGAAATGGAGAAAGAAGTGCTTAATGTAACAGAACAACGTATTGGCGGTGTCAAAGTAGGATATGACTCCGTAGTCCCGGCAGAGCATATTATCGCGGGGATACCAAGCTATAAGGCGTGGCTACTAATTAAGCCATACCTACTTGCACCGGATGATATTGAAATGTTCAGAGTGTAACCGAGTATATCGGGCGGCAGGTTAGAGGCACCCACCCTCTAACAACTGTCTGTAATTGAGTGGGGTCGGTAAAGAAATATGAAAGACATATTAGAATTGTTAGAACTTGTTCCTGCGTTCCCTTTCGTAGCCGTATATGACGGTGACAGCGACGGTGATGGGGGCGGTGACGGTGACGGTGATACTGGCGACGGATCTGGCGACGGATCTGGCGACGGTGAAGGTGGTGGATCTGGTGGTAAGACGTTTACGCAGGAAGAAGTAAACGGTCTTATGTCTAAAGAGAAGGCACAACACAAACGTATTATGCAACAGCGTATTGGTGAGTTAGAGAAGATCCGTTCTAACTCTAAGTTGACTGCTTCTGAGAATGAGGCTTTCTCCGCACAGATCAGTGATATGCAAAAGCAGATTGAGACTACGGAAGAGAAGTCAAGACGTGAACGTGAAACAACGGCTAAGAAGCATACCCGTGAGTTAACAGGTATCACTGAAGAGCGTGATACATGGAAGAGCAGATATACTGACTCTATCATACAGCGTTCATTGACTGATGCTGCTGTCGCAAATAACGCGTTTAATCCAGAACAAGTAGTTGCAATTCTACGACCGAACACTGAAGTTGTAGTTGAGACTGACTCTGATGGCAAAGAGACTGGTCGTTACAAAGCACAGGTTTTATTCAGTACAGTTGATGATAAGGATCAACCTATCACATATACTGAAGACCCGGCAAAGATTGTCAAGAAAATGCTTGACGAGGATCGGTACATGAATCTGTTCAAAAGCGATAAAGCTAATGGCCTCGGAATGAGAACCTCAACTGCAAGAAAATCGAAAGGCGTACCTAAAGATACCGCTGAATATATTAAACAGCGTAAAGATGGACGCAAAAACAGAATGAGACGATAAGGAGTCTATTTTGAAGTATTTTAATTTAATTGAAGCAACCTCTTTTACACCTGTATACGACACATTCGGTACACCAAGTACAGGCGTAACAAATTCAGAAAATGATCCGTTCATCCCTGAGACATGGGCCAACGAATCTATTGCTATCTTGGTTGAAAACCTTGTAGCTGCAAATCTCGTACATCGGGATTTCGAAAATCTTATCGCTAGATTTGGCGATGTTATTAATACGAGGAAGCCTGCTGAGTTCACGGCTAATCGTAAGACAGATTATGAAGACGTAACTATCCAGACGCCTGAAGCTACTAATGTTCAGGTTAAGTTGGACCAACATTATCACGTTTCGTTTATGATTAAAGACGGTGAAGATACAGTATCCTTCAAGGATCTGGTCGCTGAATATCTCGAGCCTGCAGTTATCGCAATTGCTCAAGCCGTTGACAAGGTTATTCTTGGTCAGCATGCTCAGTTCTTCGCTAATGCGAATGTAGCTGGTAAGCTTGGATTGCTCGCATCCGGTACTGCCAAGGATTATATCCTCGATACCCGTAAGGTTATGAATGATAATAAATGTCCTGTAACAGGTAGACGTTTTGTAGTTGGCTCAGACTCTGAGACAAGTATCCTTAAGGCTGATGACTTCACGTCTGCTGAAAAGGTTGGCGACAATGGTACTGCACTCCGTGAAGCATCTATTGGTTTCAAGCTTGGTTTTGACTTCTTCATGGATCAGAACATGTCTGAGTATACAAATACTGATACTGGTACCGCTGATGATATCAACAATGGTAATATTACTGCTGGCAGCACTATAATCACTATGACAGATAGTTCTGTTGTGACTGTAGGTGATATGATCACTATTGCAGGTGATATGACACCTCAGAGAGTTACGGCAGTTAATGGCACTACACATGCTGTCACAATCACGCCTGGTCTAAGGTATGATATTGCAGACGCAGCATCCGTTACTGTATATGACAGTGGTGCGATTGATCAGGGTACTTCTTCTTATGCCGAAGGTGGTACACCTAGTGCGTCAGGTTATCGCGTTGGATGGCATAAAGCTATTATGATTGATGGTTTGGCGTCTAATCCAGACACAAACGTCGGTCAGCAGATCTATATTGCTGGTACTATAGGCTACACCTACACTATCGTTAGTGTAGACTCGTCTGTCGCAGCTTCCTCACAGTCAGAGGTACAGCTTGATAGACCGCTTGAAGAGGCAGTCGCTGATGGTGCAGTTGTCAGTCTGTATCCAACTGGTAACTATAACTTCGCGTTCCACCGCAATGCGATCGCTTTTGTGACTCGTCCTCTGGCTATGCCACGACAAGGCACAGGTGCTCTCGCAGCAGTCGTGAACTACGAGGGTATTGGTCTCCGTGTATGTATTACCTATGACGGCACGCGTCAGGGTCACCTTGTTACTGTAGACTTGCTCTGTGGTGTTAAGGTACTCGACACGCAATATGGTGCGGTCATGTATGGTTAGTGTGGCTTGTTATGGGGTGGGTATATACCCACCCCATAACTCAATGGGAGGCACCTATGGAGTCAATATTAAAAAATATTGTAGTACCTCTTGTAGCCGATTATGGTATACCGTTGGCATTAGTTGTGTTCTTTGTCTGGAGAGATTATAGGCGTGAAGCTAGTCTTTCAGGAACGATACGTAAATTGGAAGACGAGATGCGTACAATCTTAAAAGAACAAGTAACAAATGTTACGCGAGCACTAACTAATAACACAGCATGTATGCGAGAGCTTGTTGGGATGCTAAGAACACGTCCTTGTATTGCTGAAGAGTTAGCTGAAGCTATTATACAAGGTAACCTCAAAGGGTTTCCAGATGGGGAAGACACATGAGTAAAGTAAGATTTCTACGATCAACTATCTATAAATTGAAACGTCGATATGGTGCTAATGCAGTTTTTAAACGTATTAATACTAAAGAGGCCACAGATTATACCACAGGTGTAATCCCAGATCATTATATAGATGAGAAGAAAGTAAGAAATGTTATTCTGTTACCTTTTGCATTATCCCGCAACTTTTCATATGATCTTTCATATATCGCAGCAAACAAGAACTTTACATATGGTGGTTATTATGATACAGATGTTTCTACTATCATTTGTGACAAACGAGATGTAAAGTGTATGACTATTGACCCAGATACTTGGGTCGAAATAGATTGTATACGTTACCAAATTAAAAAGGTACAAGCATCTTATTTTGACGACACTGTACTTATTATTCAAATAACTGAAACGAAAGGTGAACGATGAGCGTAAGAGACCACATGCCACTATGGGTATTTGCTTCAGCGTGTAAACATTTCACTGATAGTATATCAGGTATAGACGTCCATGTAGAGGGCGAAGATCGCAGTAATCTTGACGAGTCTGACTGGTGTGAACTACGTATTGATGGTCCTTGGATTATTGACGTATCTCGTGATGTTATACAAGTTAAGTCTGAGATCAATGTACTGATAGGTACAGTTATGCATAAGAATGATCTATATAGAGAATCAGTCAATCACACAAAGATAATGCCAGCATTCGTAAGCTTCCCAGTACATAAGTATGGACCCGCAGATGACGCGGAGAATGACGGTACTTGTGTGGGTAGGTTTGTGTTAGAACCACTACGTGATTTAAAGCAAAGGGTGGAAATTGCTCGGTTCGGGCAAGTGACACCTGATGTTCGATTGTTGCAATCAACAATCGAAGGACATTTTCAAATGACAATTTTTGTCTAGGAGTAAATAATGAGTCAAAGAAGTATTAGAGACGGCGAACTTAAGATTAAGGACGGCGGCTCCGAAGAATTAACAATCAGAATCGGCGAGGGTAACTTCACGTGGAACGAGCGGAGGAACGTAGAATATACGCGTGACCGTGGCGTTATCGCGGAAGTTAGACTCGGCGATGACGAAGCTACTGAGGTGAGTTTCGATTTCATCTGGGACTGGATCTCAGACGTTACTGGAACTGCAACTATCGTTGAAGCACTTAAAGGTACTGCAAGTGGTTGGGTCAGTGCAGGCGATGCATGTGAACCATATGCCGTCGACCTCGAACTGTATATCCTGCCTGACGAATGTGGTAGTATTGATGAAACATTAACATTTAATGAGTTCCGTTGGGAAACTATTAATCCCGACTTACGTGCAGGCTCGATATCAGCTTCTGGTCGATGCATGTCTTATGCAGCAACAGCCTAACTATTAGTTAGCCACACTAACCATTTTTACTATAGGAGTAAACAAATGAAGATTAACGGTAAGAAAATTGATGGACCAAGTTTAGATTATGTAGTATTTCCACGCCCGGAAGGTGACATAGTATTCACAATCTCGTGTGTGCTGGACTACGAACCATTCACAAAACTTTGTCCATTACCTGAGCCACCTAAGATACAGCATCGAGGTTCAACTGAATGGATACCCAATTTTGAAGACGATAAATATATAGAAAGTATAAGACATTTCAGTGAGAAACGAACACACTGGATGGTACTTATTTCATTGTCAGCGACACCTAATCTAGAATGGGAGACTGTTGATATGATGGACTCCAGTACTTGGGGTAATTATGTCGATGAGTTGACACAAGGTGGATTCACAGATGCACAAGTGGCAAAAATTATTAATTCAGTTTCTGCGATTAATGGGTTAAATGAACGCATGATGGAGGATGCTAAGAAACGTTTTTTAGCTGGGAAACTGGCAGACGAGCTACAAAACTCCCAGGAGGTAGAACGCCCCAGTACATAATGTGGCGGGTATGTGAGAGATTTTGTTTGCGTCCACCAGGAATCAAAGAAAATTGGGACGATAATACCCCTTGGGATCTCGCTCAGTTAATTAGTTATGAAAATATTCGTGGTTATGAAGAAATAGAATTAGCTACTATTGGGAAGATGAGTAATGTCTAGTAACAAACCATTTATTCAAGCACGCATGGAACTTGATCTATTAGATTTTGACATAGATAATTTCCACAAGGGGTTATTTGATTGGGGTAATCGTCTTATACGTAAAGCAGGTCAAGCCTTTTGCCAAGAGATTTACAATAATGTTCCTGTTTGGTCAGGTATGGCTCTAGCTTCGTTGAAACCGTTAGCTAGAGCCGTAGGTTTTGCATTAGTGGTGACACCGAAAGAGGATGCCCCTGATCGTCGTGCACTCGGTGAGTCCCTCGGCAATACACATCCCCTAGAAACTAATCACACATCTGGAACAGCAAATATGGAGTTCTCATTTAATTGGTCAACAGATGTTGAACACTTCAATATTCATGACCAACGTAAAATGACTTTAAAAAATCCAAATGCAGGACGTACAATGGCAAATGGAAAAGTATCCCCTGCATGGCGAGCAGTAGAGAAAGCACAAGAAGCAGCAGAGGCTGTTATAGATAAAGGCATGGACAGCGTGCCTAAGCCTACTGATTATATGGTAAGACGACAAATTACATACGACCCAGAACGTGGCGGATCTATTAATCTAGGGTATTAAATCGGAGAAATTATGGCAGGCAAAAAACAAGTAGTCACAACCGTCTTAGAAGTTAAAGAGGGTAGTAAAGGTATATCCGGAATGTCCCGTACGATGAAAACGGAGTTGACGGGTATTGCTAGGGCTACGGGTGCATTTAATGACGCCATGAAAGGCACACAAAAAGCCGTCGACCTAACACTGACGAGTGGGAAAAGATTTGTGGGTATCTTGGAAAAGATTACTAACAAAAATGAAAACTTACGTATTGTCAGTGGTAAGGTTATTCAGTCATTTAAAAATCAAAAGGTGGCCCAAGATGCATTAACTAAAGCACAGGTTATGGCTTTAGAGGCTAATAAAAAACTTACATTAGCTAAGCAAAAAGATGAAGCTGTGGCTACGTCTAAGAATAAAAAAATTATTGCACGTGAGCGTGAAGCTTTAACTAAAGCAGAAGCACTGGCACATACATATGACGCTCAACGTACTGCATCACTAAAAGCACGTTATTCTAAAGAAGAAGCGTTAGCATATGCACATCAAAATAAATTAGTTACACGAGCAAAAGCACGTTACACAAAAGATGAAGCACTGGCACATGCACACAATAATAAGTTAAATGCACGTAAACGAGCTGCGTATGATAAAGCAGAAGCACAAGCACGTGCTGCACATGCACGCATATCAGCGGCGACACAAAAGACGTCTAAATCTACACAGAAATTTGCCACAATAACACAAAGTGCAGTACAGAATGCAATACTTTCTTGGAAAAGTTTAGAGCGTGTTTTATTGGTACATGTTATTAGACGTGCATTCCATCAATTATTAGCCACTACACGACAAGCAGTCGAGATGTTACAACGTCTGCATACTTCTATAGTTGAGATTCGTACAATCAGTCAAGGTATGCCTGCAGCGATGGGTTTGTGGGAAGAATCACTACGCAATGTTTCCGACGCTTTTGGTATTGATATTATTGACGAGGCAAATGCGAGATACCAGATACTATCTAACCAAGTTGCTGACGGTGTTCGACAAACAGAGATGTTCAGTGTCGCGACAGCAAAATTTGCAAAGGTTACTAAATCAACCGCTGAAGAAGCAGTAAATGTATTAACTGCGGCGATAAATGCCTATGGTTATTCTGCAGAAGACGTCACTAAGGTATCAGGTATACTATTCAAGTTGGTGGAGTTTGGTCGCGTTAGGATTAGTGAGATTTCAGAAAGCTTAGGTCGTGCCGCTGTACCTGCTGCACAGTTAGGCATCAGCTTAGAAGAACTTTCTGCTAGTATAGCAAATATAACTATTCGAGGAGTCAAAGCTACAGAAGCCATGACACTTGTACGCGGTATAGTTATGAAGTTAAATAAGCCAACAGGCGATATGGAAGAGCTCATGCTTAAATGGGGTGTCTCTTCTGGTGAGGCGATGATAGCTACTTATGGATGGGCAAAATCGCTTAAGATGTTATACGAGGAGACAAAAGGGTCTTCAAGTGAAATAGCTAATTTATTCGGCCGTATTAGACCTGCAATGGGTATGTCTGCTTTACTTGCCGACCTAGACGGCTTCCAAGACGTCCTAGATGAGTTTGGTGAATCTGCTACCTTAGACTATCTAGCGGCACTAGACGACCAGTTTAAGTCAACAGGTGAAAGAACAAAAATAGCGTTTAACCAACTTAAGAATTATGTACAAATAGGATTAGGTGAGGCAACGTCATCCGCGATTCTTAGCATAACAGATAGATTTAAAACATTTGAGAAACAGCTGGACGGCACACAAAAAGAAATCGCAGGTCTAGTTAATATATTCCAATTTGCTGTCAAATATGGTAAGGCAGCTATAGCACTATTGAGTGTTAAGATGTTAATGCACTCTAAGGTACTTCATGGTCTTATTTTAACGTACCAGAAGTATCATATGTCTTTAGTTACTTCACGTTCCTTAATACTGGCTAACCAAAAAGCTACTGTTCAACATGCTCTAGGTGTGTCACTACTAAAGGGTACACTAGCATCTATGGCAGCCACAGCAGCACCGATGATAGGTATTATGGCCGCAATTTGGGCTGTTGGTCAGATACAAACATGGCGTGCAGAGATAAGACAAGCTAGTAATGACTTAATTGAAATGGGTAAATCTTCATTTGAAGCTACAAAAAAGCGTAGACTTGCTTCAAGAATGGGATCAGAAAGTGCTAGTGGACCGATAACTGACTTTAATTTAGAAGCCAGGGCATCACTTAAGGGGTTAGCACGTCGAGGTACACAAGAAGTCATCGCTATGGCTGAGAAGCTAGAAGAAAAACTAGATAATATTGAAGAAAAGCAAAAGGAAATTGTAAAATCTTTTACTAAACAAGTAAAAAGTTCTGCTAACTCTATCAGTGAAGTATATAAAGCGTTACAAGATGAAATTAAAGCCACCGCAAAACTTGTTGAAGATAGTATAGAGAAACAAAAGCGTGCTGCACAAGATGTTAAAGATATTATCTTTGGTTACGAACAAGAAGCTCGCACACCTCAAGAGAAACTTAGAGCATTAAAAGGCCAAGCATCAAATGAACTAGGTACATTAAAAAATTCCAAAGATATTGATGAACGTCGTAAGGCATGGGACAGATATGTACAGATAATAGATAAAGTCCGTTCTGCTGAGATTGATCTCAGAGAATCACAAATAAAAAGCTCTACAGATAACACTAATAAAACTATACGTCAACAGAATATATACAATAAGCAAATATTTGATCAGATGAATCAACGAAGACGTAAAATGGGTATGGCACCCATGCCGTCTTCAATGTATCAAAAACAGGATGAAGTAGAAGATCCCGGTCTGTCCAACAAAGAGATTCAGAAAATCAATAAGCAAATCAGTGCTGACTTAAAAGCTGCGGCGTCAATATACGATACGGCTGAAGCTGGTTTCCAGACACAGCAAGACGAGATCATACAAGCAGCTAAAGACGCGATTAAAGACTTAAAAGATTTCCGCGACGAAATGGTTGAGCTTGGTATCGAGATTGGCGGCACAGCTGGTAAAGCTATTAAAGACGCTTTTGCTTCAATCGATCTAGCTGATACAGAGAAGTTAGTTGGAGACTATATAGCTCAGTTGAAAGCAACTGGTTCCATAGCTGATGCTGCCTTTAAAGAGCCTCTTACAAAAGCCGCGTCTGAGTTTACCTCAATCGAATTAGCTGTATCAAATACGACAAAACAAATTGAAATGTGGGCGTCGTCATTAGAACTCGCTGCCATTGCCGCTAAGGATATTACAGCTTTAATGGCAAAGCAGAAAACAGCTTCTGCAGAGGTACAAAAAGATATAGAGTCCGCTAATGCTAAACAGCAAGATACCGCGACAAAGTTTAGTGAGGTAGCAGAAAAATTAGATAAAATACGCCCCTTTGGTAAATCAGAGAATGCTTCAGAACTCGAACGTGTGGCCAGGGTATTAAATGATACCGGTGCGTCAGCAGAAGCTGTAGCTGAAGCACTTGAAGACGCACGCAGTGTTGTTGGGACACTTATTAGTGGTCTTAGTGAATCATCAGATACATTAGGTTATATTGTAGAACAGTCTGGTGGTATGGGTATCCTTGGGGCTTTCATGGGTGTAAAGGGTGCAGATAAGAGAGTTGATGCTATTACTGGTGCGATTAATACCATCATGGAAGGTATTAAAGTTGCAAAGGAATCTATAGAAGAGAAAGCCGCAGCAGAAGAACGTAAAACTGCAATAGATGAAGTCGTACAAAGTATAGATGGTATGTCATCCTCAGCGGAAGCTGCTGGTGAGGCTCTATCTAATGCAGCTAAAAAAGGACTAACTGACTTCCAAGCGTTTACAGACGAATTACTTTTCGCGGATATGCTGTTACAGAACATTAGCGACTGGACTGGTGGGGCGTTTAAGGCTTTAGGTCAAACACAGACGGAAGCACAAGGCGGAGCCATTCATGCAGCTATGGGACAGTTCATCCCACAAGGCACTGACACAGTGCCAGCTATGTTATCACCTGGTGAGTTCGTTATGAACAAAGCGTCAACAGCACAGTTTATGAACCAACTTGTACCAATGAATTACTCACAGAACATGGTGAGATTTGCTGAACCAAATAATTCTATGCAATTCGGCGATATAAATGTTACTGTGCAGGGTGGTCAGAATAATCAACAAACTGCTCTAGAGATTGGTAACGCTTTACGTAAAGAGATTCGACGTGGGAGGTTAAGTCTATGAGTGTAACATTTACTGGGACGGGCAGCTTAGTGCTGCCCAACCCAGAATTTGGTGATAGTGAATATAATGATCAAAAGAATATCGTTAATCGTACACGTGGTGGCCAAGTATTGGTTTTTCCTGGTGGTGCGTCTTTTGTTAGTGGTGGTGCGGCACGCCCTGTGACTAGGAGAATATCCTTGACGTGGCGTCATCTCAGTAAGACAGAAAAGGCAGCGGTACACGCATATCTGCTCAATAATCTTGGCACTCTACAGGCCGTTAATGATCATCGTAGTGAGACGTTCAATGCCATAATTTTAACACCTGATGCAAATATAACTGCGGAGGGGCGTGAGATATGTGATGGCGACAAAGGTCAGAGAAGCGTGTCCTTAGAATTAGAGGTGGTAGTATGAGTTTTATATTTAATGGTGTAACATTACCTAGCCCTGACTGGGGTAATACTCAAGCTTTAAGAGCAAAACAACATGTTCATAGATCATTATCAGGTAAGTATTTTACTTTTGTTAGTAAACCATACCACCAAACACAATATGTTGAAACCCTCTATAACTTAAAATATACTTTTTCTAACATATCGTATAATAAATATTTAGAATTACGTGCCTCGCTTGAAAGTGTGACAGGACAGATAAATATTACTGACCACGAGAGTGTGGTATGGATTGTTAGTCTATTGTCGACCACAACATCAGTCGTCTTTGAGTCACAGGGAGAAGCATGTACTGGTCACACAACACGCTTCTTAAATGAACGTGGAACAATAACATTAGAACTTGAAGGGTGGCAATTTTAATGGCCAAGACTATACCAACCAATGCAGCTACGGAACTGGCTAAACAGTATGGTAGTGAGCCTCAGATTATTGTCAAAGCAGAGTGGAATGATGGTGCTAATCCTAAATATTACTCAGACCTGAATCATACTAATAGTCCACTACCTTTGATTCTAGACATCAGCGGCTTTGACGAGTCATTTAATACCACCAACACCACAAATGTTGGTGTTGTCACTATATCGTTATCCGACGTAGGTGACGCAGTGTCTGACGATGTTAATACATATAATCTATATGCCACGCAGTTCATAGTATATTTAGTTTATCCAACGTTAACAAATATGGCAGACTGGGTAGTATTGATGAAGGGTAAAGGCTCAGGCCCGCTAACATGGGATGAGCACAATCGTTCTGTCTCATTTTCAATCACGCCCAATCAACATTTTGATACTGTTGGTTTCTCGTTACGTGACGATGACGAGGTTGCCGCTTCTGCAATCAACCCTATGGATGATGCTGTGGGACAACCTTACCCCATTTGTTGGGGTAATCCCCTACGTGTCCCTGCACTCAAGATACAGGAGCCTTTCCACGCTACGGTCGAGGAAGACTTGATCATAGACGATACAATAGGACAAACAATTAAATTGAATTATGAAACCGGATCAGCACCAGCGGGTCCACAGACATTTGTAATCGCTAATTCTAAATGTACTGGCACAATCTCTGATGATATATTATCTGTACCAGTCGGTAATATGAATCAGACATGGTATACTAATATTGCTTTTGCTACAAGACCACTTGTTGGCGTAGACCCCGACACTAACTCGCGTAACATCATGTGGGTATCTTCAGCAGCTACAGAATTGGCTGGTAAATACTGTTATACTGGTACTAATTATCAGCGATGTGTCCATCAAGAGGGTACGAAATGCTGGTTCTTAAATGACTGGTATGACTCCGCTGGATCACAACCTGCGATGTTTACTGAAGTTAAGGGTCTACCAGATGAGTCTTGGGCAACATATGAAAGTGTCTTTAGGGCTGTATCTTGGTTCACTGCTGGTGCGGAAGTGTATTGGTTTGATGACGTTGTAACAACATCTGTGTATGTTTTTAACTTGTTCCCATCGTCATCACAGGTAGTTAGTCCTAATAATGACGTAGCTGAGGTAATGGCTTATCGGACATTTGGTGTCAAAGACGAGAAAAAGTTAGCTGCCGTGCCGTCTGATCGTCTTGATATTGAACACGACTACCCATTACCAGACAGATTCAAGACTGATCATCCTGATGCACCAACTGTATGTTCTGTTGTCAAAATTAACAAACCATTATTTCAATATGAGGAAGAGAAATGGGACGATAGTGTAATCTATGTTTCACATTGGTGTCACTCTGATAACTTAAGACGTAACCCTGCACAGATAATAGAAGATCTTATTGACTACTATGCACCTGACCTTAGTGTTGATAGTACGTCATTCACGGCTGTCAAAACTAAATTGGCAAAATTCTTGATGAGTGGGTGGATAGCAGATGAAATGAATCTGTGGGACTTGATCACACAAATCGCATTACAGGCACGTTGTGCAGTTTACCTCCGTAATGATACTGTGTATATACAATATCTTTCAGAGAAACCCACAGCCTACGTAGGTAGCTTTGACGCTACCAGTACACTTGAGGCGTCAATGTCAATGGAGTTGTCACCTGATACAGATATTGTGACATCAATAAAAGGTTCGTGGGTCTTAGAAGGATCACAGGATAAGCCTTTTGAAATAATTAAAACTGCACGTGTTGGTCTCTATGGTAGTAGAGAAAGCAATATAAATTTCTTTATGTACAGTAGTGCTGAATTAGTTGAGAAAACCATGGAGTTCTGGTTGAACAGATCATCACATATTTGGCGAAACCTTAAAGTAGAGTCAACAATACATGATAATATTAGTGTCGATGCAGGCGACTATTGTGATGTTTATTATCCAAATATTCAGCCACTTGGGGAAGGCACCCATCTCTTTGGGCAAGCTACAGGGTTATCTTATGATACATTAACACATAAAATAAATTATACACTTTGGACACCTGTTGCTTATGGTTTTGGTGATCTAACAGATACAGACGCGTGGCTTAGTGATGTGGGTGCTGTATTACCTAGTGACCCAATAGCTGGTAGGGCACTAGTGGATTACATACCATTAGTATATCGTGTAGTTGACCCAGCTGAGTTCTCAACAAATGTCGATACTACACCAGAACCGGGATTCAGCTATGTGTATTTTGGTTATGTAAGTAGCTATAGTGGCACAACACTGGTTGTTGATCTATATGATAAAGACGGTAATAAATATACTTCAGGTGAATATTATCATGTTAATGTCACTGTGTTATCTACTGGTGGGACAAATGTTGATTATAATGTACCTTGGATAAAGGCGGGTATGTATATCCAATTAGTACAAATTAATGGTGTTTATTATTATACTGGTGGATTAGCGACATCAGTTTACAGGGGATAATATGTCTTTTGAATTGTTTGGTAAATTTGTTAATAATAGTAATCTTGAGGAGTTCGAGTGGGAGGATCCATGTGGTGGTCCTCCCTTGCTCGGACGTTGGCTCAATGATACTAGTGATGTAGAGATGCCTGTGCTTGATTTGGCAAATCTAGAAGTTGGAATATGTGAACCAGATGATAACTATTTTGTCAATGTCTTAGATATTGAGAACCCTGTTCTCTTATTCGAAGATTATGACACATTAGAAGAGTTACAAGCTGGTTGTTGTGAGGAGTCATCTAGTTCTAGTAGTTCTAGTAGTTCTAGTAGTTCTAGTAGTTCTAGTAGTTCTAGTAGTTCTAGTAGTTCTAGTAGTTCTAGTAGTTCTAGTAGTTCTAGTAGTTCTAGTAGTTCTAGTGGTTCTAGTAGTTATAGTGAGAGTGGTGTCAGTTGTCAAGATTGTGGGGCAAATGTCACACCAAAATTTTTACGTGTGACTTTCGAGGATATAGAAACATTTGCCAATGATACTTGTATTGATTGTGGTGGAATAAGTGGATGTGGTGTTGTGTCTTATACCGGTGGTATTAACCCGAATCAATCGTATGTCTTGGAACAAGATGGGTCCGATCCATGTGTATACACTTATGATTTTGATGTAAATATCATACAAAATCTTTATGCGGGATTAGACGAGGATTGTTCAACTGTTATTGATACAGAAACAGCTACGCGGATGCGTGTAGCTGTTATGGCTGATGGTATTCCAAGTACTATATACTTTACACAGATAACCGGCGATGCTAACATAGTTTATTTTTACGCAACCTATTTACCAACTATAGGTTGTGTTGGTACCGTTGATGAGCCAAATGATAATCCAACAGCGGGTATAACTTTAGGTTGTTCGGAGCCACCAGGATGTGTCCCATATTATACGGCATATCTTGGAACTGCTACAGTGGAGGAACTATAATGGACTGTAAAAATTTTAAAGGTGGGTACTGTGAGAAGATTAATACACATGTACCACGAAGCTGGTGCCTAGAACGTTGTCAATATGGAAAGAATCTAATTGTAGCTAAGAAACAAAGTAAGAAACCGACGATCACGCAGATGGGAATACATTTTGCTAAAGCCATGACCAAATGGATTAAAGCTGGCGTACCAGTATGTAGTAAAGAGGAATATGTTAATAGACGTAAGATATGTGCAGAATGTCACGATGGTCGATCATGCCCAATATGTGGATGTCAATTATGGGCTAAGACTGCACTAGAAACGGAGAAGTGTCCAAATGGCTTATGGTGATTTCGTACCCATTGAGGAACCAAAAGTTAAGCCACAAATATTCACACCCAATATTGAAGGCTTCTACAAAGATCAATCAATATTCTTAATATGTAATGGTCCCAGTATTAATGACATGAATATTGTACCATTAGATACACGACAAACATTCGGTATCAATAATGGCGGCATACTCCGACCCAAGTTCTGGACTGCCCAAGATGCACATGGGAAGTTTCTAGACTGTATTTGGGACGATCCAACAATAATGAAAATAGTCCCACATCCAAGAGCCAGACAAAGGGGTGGGTGTCCCAGTATGGTATATCATGAAAAGTCAAGCAGATGTGACGCATCTACTTGGTTAGATGATGACTGTATTTGTTGGGGTGTACCTAGTAGTGATGGACACAAACTAAACACTATGGTGGCCGCATTACATATAATATACAAACTTGGCTTCAGGACTGTATATATTATTGGTGCAGATTTCAACATGATAGCAGAGGATTCATATTTTTTTGAGGAACGTGGTAAAGCGAATAGTAATAACAATCTGTATAATTTAACCAATGCTTATCTAACTAAGCTAGACACTTACTGTCGAGATAGAGGATATAATATTTATAACTGTACTGATGGCGGGAATCTAACTGCATTTAGACGCTTAGAATATATTAAAGCTCTTCAAGCAACTGAAATTGAGGCAACACGGGAGACATATAGGATGTACAACCCAGAACCTAAAGGTATTCTCTACTACTCACATAATATATTAGATGGTACGCCACTTAATGATGCCTGTCGTGATAGTCTAAATGTTGGATTACCAATAACGTCGGTAACACATACACCAATAGAATTAGGGCGTAACATTATTTTTGATGGTAGGCAAAATTTAGGTGCAATGATTGAGCAAATCATATTAGGTCTTGAGTCTATAACGGATAAATATGTTTACTTTGTTGAGCATGATTGCCTATATCATCCCAGTCATTTTGACCATGAGACAGATGGTATAACCTATAATACTAATATGTGGAGACTATGTCCCCTTGGTTACCGTAAGTGCCCTGATAGAGCGCCTGTGCTATCTACGTGTTCTGGACCAAGAAAAATTTTACTTGCTGCTATGCAAAGTAAACTGGTCTGTTACAATGCTAGGAAAGAGAAGTACAAAAACCATAAATATGTTAAAATGATCTACGAGCCTGGCCGTAGTGACAGACTGAAATTTAAAACCTATGCATCTGAGCAACCTTGTATAGACGTCAGACACAATAGAAATTCGTCTGGTCGAGGATGGAGTAAGCGTAATACATTTATTGATGATCTACCTTACTGGGGTTCGGCGGATTCATTACGTAGGAGTCTAGATATATGTTAATTTATACAGCAATATATGGTAAGTATGATAAGTTATTTGAACAACCAGATATTGGAGTTAAGTATATATGTTATACTGATGACCCTAATCTTAAGTCTGACTGCTGGGATATACACTATATACCTTCTACACTTAGTTCTGTATACGCTGCAAAATATTGGAAACTACATCCACCAGAGGACGAGTCAATATGGATTGATGGTAGTATGGAAATAACCAATCCTAATTTTGTTAATATGTTAACGAAATATGTAGACAAAATAGGCTTCTATCCCCATAATCGTAGAACAAGTATTAAACAAGAAATAAAAACTTTAAAAGCTATTGGATTCAAATCAGATTTTGACCAACAGTATTCAGGATATATTAACGAGGGATTCACAGATAACAAATTATTTTGTGGCGGACTCATTGTTAGACTAGAGAGATGTGAAGAATTCAATCGGGTATGGTATAACGAAATATTACGTTGGTCACCACGTGATCAGCTAAGTCTGACTTATGCCCTTTGGAAAACACAGACGCCTGTGAGTAAGATTAAACTTAAGATGTACTCTGGTGATCCACACACTATACATAAACATAAACGTAGGAGAATAAAATGTTAACAGTATTTAGTTTCACTAACGGACGTAGTACACATGAGTGTAGTGTTAAAAGTCTGTGTGGTGCTGATCATGTTCTCCTTAAAAATATGGATTACACTGCTGCGTTAGAAACATGTGTATATACATGCCAGACTGATTTCTTTTTACGTCTTGATGACGATATGTTTTTACACCCACAAGCCTTAGAGTATGTTATGTATACTGTTAATAAATCACCTGAGAATATAGGTATGTTCTTTTGGTATTTATGGGAAGACTATACACAAACAATATGCCAAGCTATAAAGATCTATCGTACAGAATCTATGCGTGATATTGGTGGGTTCAAGTTTTTACCTAGTGGTAAAACAGATATAGCAACTTTAAAAGCATTAAAAGATTCAGGATGGGGAATATACGAAGATAAAAGTATTATAGCAATACATGCACGCGGAACTAAAAAGGAGACTGTTGACTATTATAGGCTTTGGAAAAAGAGATCTAAGACGTATGAGAAACATAGTTATCATGAGTCATTACAATACTCAAGATCCACAGACTATCAGTATTCATTACGTAACGAGTTTCTTATGGATTTAAATACACGGGAGGGTACGGCTTTTGCGAAATATAATATTCGTACAACCTAACCAGATAGGCTTAGATGTATTACCTATACAGTGGCAGAAAATTGCACATAGTAAGCGTAAACGTAAACGTGCTTTACCTATAGGTATGTTCTACTTGATGGTTAATATTGGTATGCCAATACAGTATATAGATAATTATATGTCACAGTTATCTAATAGTGAATTAGCAAAACATTGTATTGACACAGTCGGACCAGAGGGTCTTGTATGTTTTGGTGGCACTTGTTTCGAGTGGCTACAAGCTAAACAAGTGGCCAATTTAGTGAAACAGAAGATGCCACAAATCAAAACAATATATGGTGGACCAAACGCCAAGGCTAGGCCAAACAAACATGCCAAGTATTTTGATCATATCTTCACGTGTGGTGAAGACTTCTTAAAATACATGGGGATGGATGATAACTTGAAAATATGGCCTACGATGTTGGATATAAAACGACGTCACCCAAATATAGACTTAAGGTATTATGCACACAATAATATTTTTTCAGGTCATGGTTGTCCATTCAATTGTAGATTTTGCGCATCAAAGTATATCAATAATAGACAAGTGTATTTTAGACCTGTCGATAATATTATTACCGAGATCAAACAATGTGGGCATAAATATATTATATTCCGTGAAGACAATTTTATTATAAATAAAGATAGGTTAAAATTACTTTGTCGAGAGTTAGCACGATTAGGTGTCAAATGGGAATGTCAAGCTAGGGTTAGTAGTCTAGATAGTAAGACTATTAAATTATTGAAAGACTCAGGTTGTGTGTTAATTAGTTGTGGTTTTGAGTCAGCATGTGACGCAACCTTAAAATATATTGATAAAGGGCATACAGTGTCAGATATGAATAATGTTATTGAATTATTCAGAAAACATAATATGTATTATACTGGTGGATTCATCGTAGGTCTACCCAATGAAGGTAAACAAGAAGTAAGGACTACTATAGACTTTATCAATAAGTTGCGAACAGACCCATTGTCACGTGTACCAAGTAAGCCTGTACAATTCTTAGGTCTACCCGTTTCTGATTTATACTTTGAAGTTATTAAGCAAGATCTGGTTAATTATAATTGGTGTGATGGTGAATTACTGTTGTGTGATACAGGACATATTAAATTTGGTGACGTTGAAAGGATGATACATGAAGGATAATTTTGAGATATCTACAGGTTATACTTCTAGAGACAGTATTAAATATAAAGATATGCTTATATCTACAATATCATACCAGGAAAAGGTATATCAACGGGCTAAGGAACTAGCGGAAGAAAATACACATAATAGAATATTGGACGTGGGATGTGGCTCTGGAGAAAAGCTGCTCAGGTATTTTGGTGGGTCTAATACTATTGGTATTGATGTGCAGAAAACGGTCGTGCAATTAAAAGAGAAGTATCCTAAACGGGTATGGTTATCTTGTGATGACACTTTACAATTTAATGTTGACTTGGTTATTATTGCAGATGTTATTGAACACATTAAAAACCCTGACGATACTCTACGTTGGTTGAATAGTCTAAATGCTACATGTATTATATCAACACCAATAGGTAATGGGCCTGGCCCACCTAATAGTAAGTTTCACTATCGAGAGTGGTCAGTTAATGAATTTAGAAAATTCATATCTAGATATTTTAATATATCAGAACACGTTATATTTAATAATGTAGATCACACGTCACAGTATGTTATTATGGAGCCAAAATGAAACTCACAATGATTATGAATACTACTGGTCACCACCCACACCTCATATCCCAAGCCGTAGGTTCATTCCTAGCACAAACAGAACAATGTAAGTTGATGATTAATTGTATACATCCTGATGGTCTGCATCTGGATAAAGAGTATGATAACATAACTATAAATAATATTAAGCCATTCAATAAATACCCTGAACAAATAGCCTGGGGTATCAGTCAGGTTGACACACCTTATTGGTGTGTATTAGACTCAGACGATTACATTCTACCTTGGCATGTTGAGCAACTATTAGAAGGTATTAAGTATTGCAAGCAGATGCCACTGGTATCATGCCATGCTGTAGGTTGTGATAAGTATTGGCAGCTTGAGAATGGTGGTGTGAGTAAACATTCTTCTGGTGGGTGGTGGAGATTAGCTTTCACAATTAGAGATAATGAATGGCTTAAAACAACAGCCAGACAGTTCCAGACAACATATGCTTATGATAGCTTCTTATTCAAAAGAACACAGTGTAAAGTCATAATGGATACAAAGCCATCTTATGTATATAGATTAGGTGAATCATGGCATGTATCCCAACGTGGAGATATACCTAAGTTTAAAGAATTACCTGTAATAATTCCAGAGGTTAATGATGTTATACTACTTCTATGCAACTGAACATCCACAATACTTGGCAGCTATGCGACAACTTAAACGTGATTTAAATACACTAGGACTACCATATATTTATGATACGTATAAACACTTAACACGTTTTGAGAATTTATTATTACGTCCAGCTGTGCTGCTGGAGACACTGAAGAAACATATGTGTCCATTAGTGTCACTTGATGTAGACTGTCGTGTATTGGACGTACCAGTTTTTGAGGCATATGATATTGCTTGTCGGATGTACAATGGCAATACACCAATACTGGGTACACTATATCTTGAGCCAACCGAACCAGTTTTTTGTTTTCTACATGAATGGTATCATGAGATGATACGTGATGGGCGTAACCAACAGATACCATTCAGAAAATTATATACTGACTCTAAATTGAGGAAGGGAATATTACCAAATGAATACGCTGTATTAAAAGAAGAGGGTGAAGTATTCGATCATCCTGTAATTGTACATGATTATATTAGTAGGCACATATGAATATTAAAACCACGATAGCGAAAGAAGAAGTATTACAGTTCCAGGAGACACCGACACGCACACTTGCTAGTAAATTATTAAAAGAGAATCCTACTGTATATATGGATTTTGAAGACGCACGTAATGCAGTACGACGTGCTCGCAGGGGTAAGAGGATGAAAATAAATCCATTCGACGCTTTACCTGAGGGATTAAGGGATTTTGTTGATTGGGAGCCTTACTGTATCCAAGAACAAGTTGGTCTGATTATATCTGATCTACACGCACCCTATTATAACAAAAGAGCACTTATCACCGCGTTAGAATATGCTAAGAATATTGGGATCAGCTTCATCTTATTTATGGGTGACTGTATGGACTTTCATTCGGTAAGTTTTTGGGATAAAGATCCACGCAATCGAGACTTCCAGAAAGAGATAGACTTAGCTCAAGATATATTTGATTCAATCCGACAGACTTTCCAAGATGTGGCAATGTATTATCTGTTAGGTAATCACGAGGAAAGACTCGAACGTTATCTACGTGTGAAGGCACCAGAGCTATTAGGTTATAGAGCGTTAGATATGTCGGAAATTATTGACGCACGTTATTATGATATGAAAGTTATTGACCAAAAGAGGATTGTGAAAATCGGAGACCTCAACTGTGTGCATGGGCATGAGTTCGGTAGGTCAATATCTAATCCAGTTAATGCTGCACGTGGGTTATATCTGCGTGGAAAAGAGACTGCAATATGTGGTCATCATCATCATACGTCAGAACATACAGAGAAGAGTATGACAAATAAGATTGTATCGTGTTGGTCAATAGGATGTATGTGTGATCTACGTCCAGAATATTTACCAATGAATAAATGGAACCATGGTTTTGGTATTGTAATACGTACTGATGATGGCTTCCAAGTACTAAATAAGAAAATTATAAATGGAAAGGTTTACTAATGAAGTTAGCTGGTAAATATGGATGTAAGCATCTACGTGGTAAAACAGAACTCGGACCATTCTGGCTATCACGGAATACAGAGGAAGAAGTGAAAAAACTGGATGGTACAACGGGTCTTGAACGTCTAAACCAAAATAATTACATGTGGTATCTGATACCCCAACAGTACCAGTCAGTTACAGAATTAGTAGATACAAAAAAGGGCCTCACCGCTATGATAGTCGGTAAAGGCCCTGGATTAGATAGTTTAAGTACTGATGTGGTAGACGGTGTTGACATCATTCTAGCTACAAATGATTCAGTACATCATGTTGTTAATATTGTTGGAGACTCAGGTGTACCAGTATATAATGTTCAATGTGACCCGCTAGCTGGTAGTTGTCAGAATGATGGTGCAATACCTATCGTACTTAGCAACTGTGCCTTATTTTATGGGAAGGCTGAGGAACTATATGTAGCAAAAGTTACGGATTTCCCTGATGATAATTGGCATCCAGTAGGATGCACTGCAATCCATATAGCAAAGCTAATGGGTTGTGAGCATCTTGTCTTTATAGGCTTCGATGGTTCTTTCGACAAAAAGATGGGCTATGCATCTGTTATCTCTAAGAGTCCAACAGAGGGACGGTATACAAATCCTAATAGATTTGCCTCACATGGTGAACCAATGAAGGAAGTTATAGGTGACTTAGGTTATACGATTCATTCTGTTGATGGTGCAAGTAACACACCTAAGCGAGAAGAGATGGCCCATGATACATCAGCTTCTTGTACACCTGAGCAGTTACAAGACAGTCAGCAAGAGCCGCGTGAGCCCGATCATGAGGAACCTCAAGTTCAGACGCAAGATAACGAAGATTCACTTTATTAAAAGGAACCTGTTCAGCATGGAAAGCGGCACGGTCATTAAAGTACTGTGCCGCTACCATTGTGTCTCGATATAATGCTGAGAAGTATTGATTGAAATGTTCCTCACCCAACCAAGCTTTAATAAAGCTACGATCAAACGGCCAATTGTGTGCTAGTGGAACAATCCTTTTACCAAATGGTAAATGTAGTCGCTCGACCCACTCGTCGAATAAATCCGCTGCCTTCATAGGCTCAATACCATCACGCATAAGTTCTGTGCGTGTATGTCCATGTACCCTTGTTGCGGATTGCTCGATATTTTGTGGGCGTCCTGGTTGTAATAACATACTGAATGGCATGATTGTCTGAATCGGCTTAAGATCCGAGTCCAAAGGAACTACTGCGATTTCTATAATATCATGTTTCGTGGGGTCTGTGCCTGTAGTTTCACAATCGACTGCACACAAAACACTACCGTTAAGATGTACTAGATTCATAGTTGCCTCGCTGATAAATCTAAAATTAGTTCTTTTCCAAACATCTATTCTTTATCCTTAAAATATATACATAGTTTCTGATACACGTCATTAAGCGCGTCGGCCCTTGATTTGTATGATGCCACACAAACATTTTGTTCTGCCGATTCGAAACCTTTTTGTTGTTCTGTGGCTTGTGCAATCTCAGAAAGTAACCATTCTTTTAATTCTTTAATATTCATTCTATCTCCGTTAAGTTGACACGATCAGAGATGAATGACCTAACATATCCCATAACATCCTGTGGTGTCTTAAGTATTAAGTTATCATGTTTCAGTCCTTGACGCATCTTCTCGTCTAAGTCCCACAGTGTGCTGTGGTAGTCTATGCCTTTGATTGCCAGAATCGCTTCGTTGCGGTCTTCAAATGTTAGTGTTGCTTTCATATCTTAGCCTCCACAAGTTTCAGCCCCTCTGGAGTATAACCCGGGTCTTCTAATGTGAAAACGACACGCTCTTCAATCTCAGGCCAGCATTCTGGACAGTCAATTAGATCCCCGTCGTATTCAAAAGCAGTAACATCTTGCATAAGCGATGGCCAAACAGCTTCAACTGAATAATTTGTGCAAAAGTAGTGATCTTCAAACTTGAAAATAAGATCATATTGGATGTCCCACCGCCCACTTCCCGTTTGTTTATCCAGTATCTTAGTTAATACTGTTGACTCATCGTACACGAGATTCTGTAAATCTTCTTTCTTAAATTGCATCTTCATACCTTTCACTTAGTTCTTTATAGTCACCTGCTTTGGTGAAGCTGCGTTTTATATACCAACTCCCACCATCCACCGAGACACGCTTGCACGAACACTTCTTATAATCGTGTCGGTGCTCGGATGTGATAACATCCCCACATGCATTGCACTTAATACGATTCAGTCTTATGTCACCTGCACCAATAATCTTACGTTCAGCGATGGTGAGCTCCTCATGGTTCTTGAACTTTTCCATTAAGTCTTTATCCATAATACCTCCTCATGTTTTGGACGTGTTTTTAGACCGACTTCATCAGCTTTATAATTCTCTTCAGTGAAAGCCATAGCCTTAATAGATTGGGCAACATCCCAAGTGTGGCGTTCATCCCAATCATAGCTATCATAAAGCTCATTACTGAATCCTGACAAAGCGACGAACCCCTTCGTCTGTTGGATGGTGTCCAACAGGTGTCTATGCTCATCGTAGCTCATCTCATTTTTGTACGTCCCTCTATGGGCCGTGAGGTATGGCGGGTCCATATAGAAGACAGTTTCGTCACTGTCAAAATCCCTAACCATCTGCGACCAGTCCTGATTCTCAAATGTGACGTCCTTGATCCTATCATGGAGTGGTTGGAACTCTGGGAACTTATTACGGATCTTAGCAACCATCGTATTCTTGCCATTAGTGGCTCTCCCAAAATTACGACCCAGTGAACCAAAGGAACACATTGTCATATAGTACCATCTCGCTGCTCGTTCGACGTCATCCTTACAGTTTTGCCAAGTGTCTTTGCACCATCTGAATTCTTCTCTCGCGTGGACGATGTGTCTAAGACGCTCGATGAGTTGTTCGAGCTTATCATGATCACGTACGCACCTGTAAAAGGCCACGACACCAGCATACCTATCATTAAATACCTCCAGTTGGCTAGCTCTACGAGCCAGTAGTACTGCACCGCTACCACCAAAAGGTTCAACATAGATTTTGCGAATCGGTAATAGCTCTGTTATAGTTTCGACCGACCTAGATTTACCACCTGGGTATGAGAACGGAGCACGTATGATCTGTTCACGTGATTCATTAGATGCGTCGTCTAGACCCTCAAAGAGATTCATCATGTTATTGTCCATCGTCAGTCTCCAGTCTCCAATTTATAACTTGTTTCGATTTCAATGTGCAAATTATGTTTGTGTCCACAATCAGGACAAGTCACTGGGAATACACCACTAGTGGTATCTTCAGGCCATCTGTCGTCGTCGACATTTAAACCAACGTCACAGTTGAAGCAACTGAATAGAGGGAACACGTGTTCCACGACAATCCTAATTTCCATAGCCAACACCTCCTGGTAAGTTATTTAGTTCAGCTGGTAAGGCATTTAAACTTACTAAATATCCAGTATGCCATAAGCCCATTACATTGAATAGTGCTGCTGCGTAATGATCCTCGTCATCTTGTTTGTTGACCATTGCATTAAGATGTCTGAGTGCAGAGTTGATATACTCTTCTAGGGGCATACCCTTCTCCCAATTACGTTTTGAGTATTTGAGAGCACCTTTCTCTAGCTGGATACTAAGCCGATGTATAGCTTCTACGTAACCCTTCATAGTTGTGAGGTCTTTGAAGATTAATAGTGCATTACCCCATTTACCTGTTTTCAGTATTGAATATAATCCTGAGATTGCATCAATCAGATAATCGTCCGCAAAGTCCATATGACCATCTTCAATAAATGCAGTCATCATCGGTGCACTGATTAGTGCTGGCAGTCCTTTACCTACTGCTCTGTCTCGTTGTGCCCCTGTTTCAAATTCTCGGCGTTCGCCGCTGTCTTTAATTTCTGTCATTATAACCTGCTTTCTCTTAAATATTGTTCTTCTGGGTCAGTCTTAAACATAGTACTATGTTCAAAACCCCAATCTACCATATCACTCATTAGTCTCTCGCTTCTCCGTTGATGGGCACAATCGCCCTGCCCTTACAATTATCTTAGCCCCTGTAGACTCCTTAGGTGCAAATGACATGTTCCCAATGTAGTGTGTACCGTCACTCTTGCGACGTCCCTTAGGGAATTTAGTTGGTAACTCACGACCGAATTTGATTTTGGACCAATCGTGAACCTCTGCTGGGTCAAGCCAAGCTAAGAAGTTCTCATATACCTCAGAGAATGCCATCATCTCGCCTTCTACGTAGTAGGCTATGTCGTCGAAGAACTCTTCTACGGGTGACTTATTTTGACTTTCTAGGAACTCCTTATCCGACGTCATCAAGATAGGTATGTTCAGCCTGTCGTTAGTCCTGGGAATCTCAAGATATAATATCTTAGCTAAGAAATCAGGTGCTTCATTTTCTAACTTGGGGAATAAAAACTTTTTAGGTATGGACTCAGTCAGTGAGTCAACGAAGCACATAGTAATCCTGGTATCACCTGCAAAAACAGGGCACGCAGAAGCGTCATTAGCACAGTGTATCCAGTGTGTCGTGTTTGGCACATGGTATGGACTCCTATATAGGTGTCTAATATTCAGGTGCCGTGATGTCACCCAATCTTTAATACGATTATAAGCTGTCTTATTCCGTTTAAGATCAGTTTCTTCTACGACCGCGAGTACACAATTTTCTAATTCACCATTAAACTGTGACGTTGTTGATAAACAATTGTCTGCACGCTGATACCCATTAGTTAAAAGTAGTGATAATGCTTCATGCAACACACTCTTACCACTATTCTGTGGACCAAAAAGGAAAATATATGGTAGTGGTTCCTTTGGTTCTTGGAAAAGTGACGCTATCCAGCACAATAAGTAGTCTGCACCAGATATAATATGGTTATTTTTACACCATTCGTTGTCTCTAACGGCTTCATCTAACCCCGCACCTACATGATTTAGTATTTTATCCCACGTAGGGTGGCTTAATTCATCACGATTGGTAGATGGGGTGAATCTACACTGAGCTGCACCCCTATTCCATTGCCTATTCCCAGGATATTCTGGCTCAAATGGTCGGCTAACTAACTCCCAACACTCAAAAACGGACGAACCCAAGATCTGTTCTACCTCTTTATTGGCATGACCCATAGATTTCATGGCAATCTTTACATGATTGAGTGGTTCTGACCTCCAAGACTTACCTGACTTGATCGACCAACCACAATCTTCACCAGATTCTGTGACTAAATGACGTACCAAGTAATCGAAATTACCCACTTCTACCTTATCTATCTCTATAGTACGGTCAAAGATACGTCTCCAACAATTCTTCTCAGCCAGCCAACCCTTCATGTCATCATAAATATCACGAGTCTCACGGTCGATCTCCATAATCATACGACCATCTTTGTGTCTACGTATGGTTGTGGCTCTACCCATAGCCCACAACGGGAGCTCAGGGTACACACCTACGGCTTCTGCAGCTTTGACGGCCATCTCGGCAGTCCGGAATATGAAGCCCTTCTTGTCATGCTCAACGCCGTCAAAAGAACGTGCTGCGGTTTTTAGGTCAGGTTCGGTATTAAAGTAACATCTAGTCCAACCACTTGCATCTTGTCCCCAAGTATCAGACTCCTGTACACCTGGAGTAAATCTTCTAATGACCCAGCCTCCATTGGGGATGGGGAAAGCAAAGCAGTTTTGGGTGTGAGGGTCGCTTGAACCTGACACTGTTTTGAATAATCCCCGTAGTGATAGACTAGCGTGAGCGTCAGCCAAGGCTCCCGTGTGTGTAACGAGCATGTGATTGTCTGAATCCCACCACCATACGTAGCCCGCGTCGCGGATATGATCAATGAGTTTTTTGTGTTGGTCGTCGAGTGGATTACTCGGTCGCTGGCCAGTAAGCTCCTCAAAGATTCGCTCTGCGTCGGATAGATTTGCACCATCTGACTCAATATTTTGTGGTAAAGTTTTCTTTCTACGCCCCGATACCACTGCCACGTGATCCCGCCAGTTGGCAGGCACTTCAGTAAGAGGCTCGCCTTGCTTGATAATTCTGAGTCCATCTTCCGTCATCTTCCTGTGCCACACCCACATGTTACCTCCACATGCGTCGATCTTGGCACTGAAGTCGAAACCTGTGATTGCTGACATCGAGCCAAGTATTGATCGGCTGAGGGCAGCGTGTTCATTATGATTAGCAGTTTCAACGTCCACACCTAAGTCCACATATAGATGTAGTCCAGCACCTGAGGTTGAGGTGCGTACAGTAACCCAAGGAATCTTACTTGCGGTGTCTGCGATTTCTTGAATCTCTGAACGTGTGTTCAAAGCCTTACTTCCAGTGTGGCCGATTATAGCATCAAAGTCATACGCGACCCATTTACTGAGCTTCTGTTGCCAGTCCCATCCTGTCATACCTATACCTTCAGCATGTTGAGCCAGGTCAAACTTCATTGGTACATCAGTATATTCTGGGTCTGTATTAGCTTTATATGGTATGCGGAAAGACTTCCAAGTCTGAACACCATCAGACCAGCCATGCCATTGTCTGCCTTTATAATTACCTTCAATACGTTCACCTTTACCTTGTGCTACATTAACCTGACACTCCATGCCAAGGTGGTAAAGATTAGATAAATCGGGGCGGGTTTTAGCAAGTAGGAAATTTCCTATTGCTTCCGAGCGTGTTACCATAAGCAACGTCCTTTCGATTAGATGAATCGTCCGATGAGGTGAATCGGACTTGATGGTGCAATCCAATCGCACGATGCGATTGTATGCAAACTCATTTTGTCTACAATAATATATCGTCAAAAACTCCGACCCGTTTACTTTTTTCTATACTTTATATGTAATAATAATAATAATAATAAAAATAATAGGAAGTAAGGAACCACGATTAAACCTGCCAAAGTAATCGGCAGTTTCTCGCGTGTTCTATATTACTATTCGACAAATAAAATAAAATTTATTATTATTCTCAAAACGGTTTTTGACGATATACTATTGTACACAATCCCTTTTTATTGGTAATCTGAGCAGATGTGATGGGGCAATCACATCGCTCAGGATTCGATGTCAGACCAACTAGCAGAGGGATTCAGTGAATCGTTAATATTTAATTTGGAGTAAAATTTATGTCAACTAGTAAACCAGAAGTAGCCGTAATTGCAATTGCCGATATTATCCCTAATCAGGTTGCCTTACGTGGTGTCAACAAAGAGGGCGAAGATTATCAGAATATGTTGCAGTCCATCAAGGACAATGGCCTGATTACACCCATCAGTGTTCGCAAGAAAAATGATGGAGAAAAAGATTTCTTCGAGCTAATCGACGGTCTACAGAGATTCTCATGTCATTGCGACTGTGGGATTCCAAGCATCGCGGCCAACATTCTTGCAATGGATGACGCTGACGTACTTGTCGCACAGGTTGTTGCCAACGTACATCGTGTTGAGACAAAACCTGTCGAGTACACCAAACAGCTTCAGAGAATCCTCTCAAGCAACCCGACAATGACCATCAACGAACTGGCACAAATGGTCGCCAAGAGCCCATCATGGGTTGGCGAACGTCTCGGCCTGTTGAAGTTGGACAAGAACGTTGGCGACCTTGTAGACGAAGGCAAGATCGGCCTGTCGAACGCTTATGCACTGGCTAAGTTGCCAGTCGAAGAACAGATGAACTTCCTTGCGGATGCACAGACAATGAAGCCTGCGGAATTCGTTCCTAAGATTCAGGCACGTGTCAAAGAGATTCGTGAAGCACGTAGACAAGGCAAGAAAGCAGAAGCCGCAGAATTCATACCAGTAGCACATCTACAGAAGGTATCTGTACTCAAGTCTGAGCTGGCTGAGATGTCGATCATCCCAGCACTGCTTAAAGAGTTCAAGCCTAAGTCTGTTGCTGATGCTGCAAAACTCACCCTTGAATGGGTACTCAACCTCGATCCGAAGTCAGTCGAAGTTGCAAAGGTCAAATACGAACAAAGCCAGAAGGCTAAAGAAGAGGCCAAGCAACGTAGAACAGCCGAACGCGAAAAAGAAAAAGCGAAGAAAGCTGCTGAAAAAGCTGCGGAGATCGAAGCGAAGATGGCTGAACAAAAGTCATAACACTTTCTTTCTAACACACCTCGCAGACCTAGGTTTGCGGGGTGTCTTTTTGATTACTTTAAGGAATAACACAAATGTCCGAAAACGAATTAGCAATACCAGAAAACACTTCACTCATAAAGAAAACAGATGCAGACGTATTTGATGAGTTTGTAGTCAGTGGTGACTACCTCCCACGTATCCAACTCATGACAGGTAACTCTGGATTTGTGCAGCAGGGTGCAGCCAACGTAGGTGAATATGTATTCATCACAACCAAAGAAGACTTTGAGTGTTTAGGCAAAGAAATTGATGTTCTTGTTTGCTCATGGAGACTCAAAGCAATGCAGATTGGCGACGAGTCAGTCGTCAGTGTGTATGATGTCAGTGACCCTAACTTCAATAAAATACGCTCACAAGCTGGAGTTAAAGACTCTGGTTGTATGTGTGGTATTGAATTCTTGCTGTGGATTGCACCAATCAAACAGTTTGCTACTTTCTATATGGCAAGCAAATCAGCGGCTCGTATAGCTAAGCAGGTGCGAGCTTTCATTGATGAAGAGAACAACAGACCAGGACCAGCAACGTTGAAGTCAACGTTGATTGAAACCAAGAAGTTCAAATGGCACGCACCAGTTGTAACAGGTTGCTCAACACCATTCAACAACCCCGATCCTGAGGCCTTCTTGAAAACACTAGATAAGTTCCAAAACCCAGCAGATGAATCCGGCGGAAAAGAAATGGTTGACGAAAAATCTGAGGGTGAACGTGAGAGATAATGGATAATGTCAAGATTCTAATATTACCTACAGTAAATTGGCAAGGGCTTATTGACCTTGTTCAAGAGAATCTTGGTATGAGTCCAACCAGAGTATTAGATAAAGAAAAAATCACAGTAAATGAACCACGTGCGGTCCCACGGATTCTTGAGTCGCTGGCAGACGCAGAGAAAAACACACCGTTAAATCACGCGTGGCATCATTTACATTGTTCCTTTATTGTTAAGTGTCAGCCCAATACAGTTTGTAAGATTACAGAGCGTACAATGCTCAAAGCCTTCTCGATAGGGGACGCGTCACTGAGTGTAATCAGTGGTAGTTTTAATGACTGGCACTTGGCTATCTATACTGGATGCGTTACATCTATGCCCAGTGATGTACGCAAAATATTAAATGAATGTTTCTTTATATTCATAAATTATAATATGAATCTCTGGCCTAAGTCAACACGACGCAAATTATCAGACGGAACCTTAGTTATAGAGGCGAAATAAATGGTAGTGAACACAAAACTTCGAGCAGGCGACTGGCTGATACCTGTGAAACTCAAGTATGACGGTGACCGGATTTTCTTCAAATTCGGATTCAATCGACCTTTGATGGCAGAAATTAAGTCAATGGAAGGTGCCAAATGGCATGGGTATGACGAGAAGAATCCTCGTAAATTATGGTCGGTTGCCAATTCCCCGCGTAACCAATTCCAAATACAATATCTCGAGGGTAAGAATCCATATGAACGTTATGACCAAGAGTGGCTTAATTTTGAACCAAGTAGAAATCTGTATGATCACCAAAAAGATATGGTGAATCATATCATGACTATGCATTATGTGATTGAAGCAGCTCAGATGGGTACTGGAAAAACCCTAGCAGGTATCGAAGTAATGGAACTATCAGGACATGATGACTGGTATTATGTTGCACCAAAATCAGCACTTAAGTCTGTCGAGCTTGAATTGATTAAATGGCAGGCTAAAGTGCGGCCTCGAATGATGACATACGAAAAACTTAAAAGTCTATTATTAACCTGGACTGAAGGTAATATACCACCACACGGAGTAATCTTTGACGAGTCTAGTAGACTGAAGAATCCCGAGGCTCAAAGATCTCAGGCGGCACTACACTTAGCTAACGCTATACGGGAGGAACATGGTGAGGAAGGTTATGTGGTACTTCTCTCAGGTAGCCCAGCACCTAAGTCACCAGTAGATTGGTGGTCCCAATGTTTAACAGACGATACGTGGGTAACCACAGCCCAAGGCCCACTACAAATATCTGATTTGGTTAATCAACCAACTAAGGTTATTATTGATGGCCAGCAGATACAGACAGACGGCTTCTTTAAAACTGGCAATCGTCAAACATACGAGATGTCAACTAAAGAAGGCTATAGCGTCAAGGCCACTGAAGACCATCGGTTCTTAGTTGATTATGATGGTCTTCAGTTCTGGCGTGAGCTACAAGATATTGAGATCGGTGACGAGATTGTTGTTAACGACGTAGGTAGATACAATAGTTGGGATGGACCTGGCACTGAGGACAATGGGTACATCCTGGGACTTATTTATGGTGATGGCGCAGTGACTGAAAAGTCTAGTGGTAACTATGTTGGTAAGTTACAATTCGATGGAGATGACTACCATCTAATACATGAAGTATGTAGAATATTGAATCAAGATAATATCACAACACATCCAGATGGATCACTAGTTATCAACGGTGGTAATATCAATTCAATAGTCGAGCAGTGGGGTGTGGATAATCATAAGATGATTAACAAGAATATGTTAACATCCTCTAGTGAGTTCTATATTGGTTTCCTTCGTGGCATGTTTGACTCTGATGGTAGTGTACGTAATAATACATTACGTATTAGACTGTCACAAGTAAACAAGCACAACATTTATACAATGCAACAGATGCTTCTAGCTCTAGGTATTTATTGTAGGATTGAAGAACAAGCTAAACGCTCTGTGTCTATTATTGATGATCGTGAGATACATTCAAATATAATATATCAACTTACAATCGTTGGTGACGAAGCTGTTAAGTTCCACAACATGATTGGTTTCAATCATGTTAAGAAGAACAATAGAATGATTGAACGAATCAAAGCACGACATAATTATCCCGCGAGAAGAACAGCAATAGTCATAAGTATTACACCCAAGAATGTTGAAGACGTCTACGATATAACTGTACCAGGTATACATAAGTTTTCCGCTAATGGATTAGTCGCACATAATTGTGAAATCGCATGCCCGGGCTTCTTGAAGGAGGGGTCGATACACAAGCTTAAGAAAAATCTCGCTATCATCGAGGACCGTGAATCAATCACTGGTGCTTGTTACCCACACCTCGTATCTTGGAGAAATAATCCAGCTATTTGTGACATATGTGGTAAAGAGATCTTCGAACATAATGTTGATCATGATTTCGTACCCTCAGTAGACGAAGTAGCCAGACTCGGACGACGGATGGCAGGACTGACACAAGTTATCTATAAGAAAGATTGTCTTGATCTTCCTGATAAGATATACAGAACTGTACGTGTAGAACCAACCGGCAGTATCATGCGAGCCGCACAGTTAATCTCTGCGAAGTCAACAAGAGCAGCACAAGCACTTGTACTACTACGGGAGTTAAGTGATGGTTTCCAATATCAAGACGAGATCGTTGGTAAAGACACTTGCGAGTTGTGTAACGGCAAGCGGACTTACGTCATCGCGGGAGAGACAGAGACTTGCCCAAATTGCAAAGGTACTGGAGAGCAAGTACGTATTGAGCGAAAGATTGCACAAGTCGACAGCCCTAAAGAACGTGCGTTGATTGATCTACTAGACGAACACTCAGTAGTAGGTAGGCTCGTTATCTATGCAGGATTCCAAGGATCAATTGACAGAATAAAAACAATATGTAGCCGCCACAAGTGGGCGTTCATTAAGATGGACGGTCGAGGTGTGGAGTGCGTAGACTGTGAAGGCAACCCGATAGCCGATGACAAAAAACTCCTGCAGGCTTTGGATGCTAGCCATCCAGATAGGGACAAACTTTTAGAGGAATATCCCCGCCTAGCATTTATTGGTCAGCCAGGCTCAGGTGGTATGGGCTTCACATTTACAGCTTCACCCTCGATTGTTTATTATAGTAATGATTTCAATGCCGAGTCGAGAATACAGTCAGAAGATCGTATACACAGAGCAGGCATGGATAAGAATAAGGGTGCGACGATCATTGACATCCTACATCTACCAACAGATGAATATGTACTCAAGAACCTACAAGCTAAACGCACACTACAAAAACAGAGTATGGAAGAGCTAAAAACTTTATTCCAGAATGTAACTCCAGAACAAGTTAAAGAGGTAAGAAAATGAAATGTAAATTAAGATACCACGGAATGAGTCAAACTTATTCTTGTGAAATATGTGGCACAGTCTACTCTGAAATGGATATGTTAAAGAACAAGAACCCAGAATGTGAAGACAAGACACTAACACACCTGATGGTTGATATTGAAACACTAGGTAACGGGCCGAGGTCAGTGATTACTCAGATCGGTGCCTGTTACTTTGACCCAGAGACAGGTAGTATTGGTCAAACTTTTGAGGTCAATATCAATATACAGTCTTGTCTAGATATAGGGCTTGAGATTGATGGTGATACTATTAAGTGGTGGTTTGGCCAAGAGTCCAGAACATGGCTAAATAATACAGTACCGCTAATATTGGCTTTGAGACAGTTTGGACAATTCTGCCATAAGGCTAAACATGTCTGGTCACACGCCACATTCGATATGCCAATATTATTTAATGCATACCGAGAGTGTGATGAAAAGATACCATTCCATTATAGAACACCCAGGGACATTCGTACTTTAGTGTGGTTGTGGGGTGGAAAGTTCGAGCGTGAACCCAGGGTCGGAGCACATGATGGACTCTCTGACTGCAAATATCAAGTAGAATATGTAACAAAATGTTATAAGGAAATCCAAGATGAAAGAAATACTTGACATACCACTCGGTGATATATTTGCCGACGATGAGTTTAACTGCCGTGATAAGGTATCGGCCATCGAGGTCATCGACCTCGCCAGAAGTATTGAGAAAGATGGATTGATCCAACCAGTGGTAGTCACACCATATGATGGTGACGGGCATAAATACAAGATCGTAGCGGGATTCAGACGACTGAAAGCCCACTATGTTAACAAAGCAGAAACGATCGCCTGTATCATACGTACTGATCTTGACGAGAAAGCTGCCCGTGTAATCAACCTCACAGAAAATCTCACTCGACATGACTTAACAATACTTGAAGAGGCCAAAGCAATCTTACCTCTGTTTAGTCTAGGTTTGAATGAGTACCAGATAGCTGATGAACTACCATCCGCATCACGTGGTTGGGTACAAGTCAGAGTAATGTTACTCAAGTTACCTGCACCTGTTCAGGAAGAAGCTGCTGCCGGCCTGTTGACACAAACACAGATACGTGATCTATATACTATGAAGAACCGTGGTGCCACAGACGATGAGATCTTTGATATTGTTAAAGATATTAAGGACTCAAAAGTTAAGAAAAAGATTAAGCCACATGTTCCTAGGCGAATGTCACCAGCACAAGCCAAACGTATACGTAAGAAACCTGAGATGTATTCAATGATGGACCACATCCTTGCATCAGTAGATGGGTGTTTTGGTACAAGGGTGTTGGCATGGTGTGCAGGTGAGATTAGCGACCTCGATCTTTTCAAAGATATACAGACTGAGGCTGGTAAGCTGAACAAACCATACACTATCCCGCTGGAGAGTGTGTAATGAGAACTGTAGCACTATGCGACAAATGCAAACGACCTTACAGACAACATGATTGGACACGCCCGTTATGTATACGTTGCAAGTGCGAAATGCTAGGCTTTGATCTAGCAGGATACTTAAAACGTATTGATGGGAGGAATCATGTTATGCGAATATTTCTAGGTGGAACCTGTAATGGTTCCAGATGGCGTGACCACCTCACACAAATGTTAGACAGCTATGATTGGTTCAATCCAGTAGTTAAAGACTGGACACCTGAGTGTCAGCAAGAAGAACTAAGACAGCGTGAGTTGGCAGAATATGTTGTCTACACTATTACACCCCGTATGATGGGTGTCTACTCGATTGCAGAGGTAGTGGACGACAGCAACAAAAGACCTGAGAGAACAATACTATGTATATTACAACACGACGAAGATGACGACGGACGTACTGCGTACCTTTCCGGTCCACTAACTAAATCCTTGGAAGCTACGGCTGACTTGGTTAAACGTAATGGTGGTAGAGTATTCAGAACACTAGACGACCTAGCTAATTATTTAAATGAAGAGTTACCAAAATCGAAAGGAAGATACATTGAAAGTTAAAGAATTAGAAATAGATGCTAAAAAGCAGTTAGAAGAAAAGCGTAACGACAAGATTAAAGGTTTATTAGAATCAAGACTCATTGAGATAGAACGGGCAAAACGTGTCGTGTCAGATCTTGAAGAATCATACACAGAATTATTAGAAAAGGACGTGGTTGACATTAGCCACGACAGGCATAATGTTTGCCGCTAGTTTTAGAGGCATAGGCTTAATCTCTGATGGGGACGAGTGGGTATTTGGTTTTGACGACGGCACGTCAGTATCAATTAAAGACCCAATGATTACAAACATCCAGTTTAACATGTCACAATTCAACGATGAATTGTCTGGTACTATTGACTTTGTCGCTCAACCTCATTATTATTCATCTAGCCCACCTCAAGATAAACGTCTCGCGGTAGATATGTCTATTGGCGAGTTACTAGAAATGGTACGGGATAAAGTGCAGGAACGAAGATGATATTCTTTGACACAGAAACCTGTGGGCTACATGGTATGGCAGTGCTCATACAGTATGCCTACGACGACGAGGAGATACAGTTATATGACATTTGGAACAATCCCATTATTGATACACTTAAGCTCATTGAGGATTTTGCAAATCATCCTGAAGGTGTTTGCGGCTTTAATCTTGCTTTTGACTGGTTTCATTTATGTAAGTTGTACACTACTTTTAGTTTGCATCCTGATCCTAGTGCTTATCCCGTCGACTGTATCGACGAAATTGCTGTTCTTGAGGAGAAAGCTCGCTTCACGGACATTTGCCTTAAGCCTGTTACTGCGATCGACCTAATGCTTCATGCTCGTAAAGGGCCATATCAATCGACAATGGACCGACATGAGATACGCATCAAGAAAGTACCGACAGTGTTGGTATGGAAAGTTGCCGAGTATTTAGAAGAGAACATCCAGTTTAACGAAGTTTACTTCGCTCGACGAAAAACACCTGGCCCTAAGTGGAAAGTCTATGACATTAAAGATGACCTCGATAATGTCATAATAGCCTTCAAGGACATAGTATTAAAGTTTGCACCATCAAGTGCTTTAAAGGCACTGGCGGTAGACGCATTAGGTGCAAAAGAAGACTATGTTTTAAAATTCACAGATATTGAACCCCCAGGTGCCAAAGCAGTTGAGAAAGGTTGGGCACCATTCGCGTTGGCAATAGGTTCACCCAATAATTGGAAAGGTGCTTGGCCTGAAATAATCCAGTGGCATATTGAACACTGGGCTTATAACAGCATGGCACGTGTTTATGCTACGGACGATGTAGTGTACACTCGCGATCTTTATAAACACTTTGGATGCCCACCATCTGGCGACGACGATAGCGTCTTAGCTTGTATGGTTGCTGCTGTTCGCTGGAGTGGGTTTGCTATCGACGTAAAACAGATTGAAGAACTTAGAGTACAGAAGTTAGTTACTTTAAGTAAGTACCCACCCTCCCTAGCAACTGCACCACATATCGCACGCCGATATTTAGAGCAACATATGGACATCACAGAGAAAACAATCCTAGGTGGTAGTACGAAAGCTGTACTGCTGAAAGAAATCTCTGAATGGGAGAACGATGACGGAACCAGACACCCGGCCGCAACAGCGGCCAAGGAAATACTTGCAGCAAGAGGGGCCAAAAAAGAGATTGAGTTGTTGGACAAACTGCTTACAGCAGGCAGATTCCACGCATCTTTCAAAGTTATTGGAACATTGTCCTCCAGAATGTCGGGCAGCGATGGACTCAATCCGCAAGGCATTAACCACTCACCGATCATCAGAGGATGCTTCACACTCGCTGATGACGGACAACTACTCGTCGGTGGCGATTTTGATGGATTTGAGGTCACAATTGCTGAAGCGTTATATAATGACGCAACACTTAGACAACTCATTCTTTCCGGAAAAAAGCTTCACGCTGTGTTCGCCCAAGAATTGTACCCTGGACAAGAGTATGGGGACATTATGGCAAGCAAGGGTAGTGATGAACTCGACATGTATGGTAAAGGAAAGAGTGGTGTATTCGCCATGATCTATGGTGGTAATGAAAACACGCTACAAAATAATTTAGGTATAACCGAGGAGACTGCTACTGATGCTTACAATAATTTCGCTAAGAAATATCCCGGAGTGGGTCGAGCACGTAAGAAGATTCATGACGACTTTTGCTCTATGCGACAGCCAGCAGGTATTGGTACTAAAGTCGAATGGCATGACCCAGCGGAGTACGTTGAGTCGATGCTGGGCTTTAGGAGATATTTTACACTTGAAAACGATATATGCAAAACACTTTTTGATCTTGCAGAGAAACCACCAAAAGAATGGCTGAAAGCAAAAGTTAAAGTAACACGCAGAGATAGACAACAGACAGCCAGTGGTGCTGTACGTTCCGCATTATTCGCAGCGGCATTTGCCATACAAGCAGCGAACATGCGGGCAGCATCGAACCATCAAATACAGTCAACAGGTGCACAGATAACCAAGAACCTTGAGCGTAAGATTTGGGACATCCAACCAGTGGGGGTCGGGGCGTGGGTAGTCAAACCTATGAATATCCATGACGAAGTAATGGCCACGACCCAAACTAAGTATGTAGGACAAATACACACAACAGTGACTGAATGCGTTGAGTCTTTCAGGTCTAAGATACCTTTGATAAAGATGGAATGGAATGACAAGTTAAATACATGGGCGGATAAATAATGAGTAATGATGTATTGCAGTTTTGGAATAATGCCCAGTTAATTTATGATAGCTTGATTAATAAAACTGCCAATCCAGGTGTTCTTTTAACCGGTGCTGAAGCTATGGTAATGGCAGAGCTGGGTGAAATGCTTGAGCAATATTACCGTTTACAAAAGTTAATAATCAAAAAGGACATCAAGAAATGGGAGCCAGATGATGATATTGACGGACTTGCAGACGTTGGCACATAATACTACACTCAGAGCACGCTCTGTAGACTATCTGGTAAGCACACGAAAATTTACAGACGCTTTTGATCAAGCATCCGACGAGCAGAAATCTACATTGCAACGTGCAGTAATGGACTCAGACGCTATGTTAATAAATACTATCATACGTACTATTACACATGATTGTTTGGAATCCAAGAATATACACGAGCTACGTGAAATTGGTAAACTATGCAGTATTTATGGCGTGACTAAGTTATCTAAGTCACAGTTAATAATTTTGATAAGAAAGGAACAAGCAGAATGAAGAAGACCCAAAAGATTAGCGTGATCAATGCTTTCTTCAACGATAATACTGTGCTTGATATTCTCGAGTATGGTGAAATCACCGAAAAGAAGATAGCAATATTGTCTAAGCGTGTAAATAACGAGGATATAAAAGCCACGTATATTGACGCTGTTCATAAAGCTGTAGCTACTATTGCTAACGCAGTTAAGAACTGGGAAGAAGTGTACAAGATGGTTACTCCAGAAACATGGATATATTACATGATGATGGATTTTGACAATCTTGAAATGGATGCACGTAAGGCAGCGTTCAAACAATTAAAGACGTCTTGGAGAGCATTACCTAAATATAGAAAGGCTGACCATGTCAAAGCGAAAACTACGAGATAGACGTAGACGTCCACTAACCAAGAGCGAACGTCTACATGACTTATGCGAACAATTGGTCTCACAGGTTAAACAACTAACCGAACAACAATCAGAAGTTATAAATGCTGTACTAACTGTATCAGCAGAAACAGAACTAATGGCAGGTATGCTAGAAGTCCTGAAAGAGAAAGGCGTAGTCACAAATGAAGAAATCACAAAAGCAGTCAAAGAAACCCGAGATAAAATTCAAAATGCCAAGCAGAACAAAAGTACTGAACGTCCTTCGGACAGCAGTGATAGATCCGAGGAATCCAGACCTGAGCCTGAAGGTCATACTGATGACAGCAAAGAACAATCCGAAGTACCTGCTGATCCGAGCTAATGAGTTGTGGTTGATGGCTCAGGAAGAAGATCAATATGCACCTGATATGACGTATGTCATGCAGCTACTCGCATTATATCAAGCACTCATTGATGATAATAAAAAGTATTATCTGTGTGAGGGACTTCTATGAACCGACTAAAACCTAAGGGTGGCAAGGGACCAGAAGCTAAGATACAAGCAGCAATCATTAAGAAACTAATGATGTTGGGGTGGTTCGTTAGATCCACACATGGTAATATGTATCAAAGCGGCTTCCCAGATCTATTTGCTTGCCACTCTAGGTATGGTCAGAGATGGATTGAAGTCAAACTCCCAGAGATGAAGGGATCTAAATTCACACCAGCACAGGTAGAGAACTTTCCAAAGTTTTCTGCCAATGGTTCACCTATCTGGATACTTACAGGTGATAGTGATTACGAAATTGAAAAGTTATTTAAGCCAGAAAACTGGTATCAATATTTAAAATGGTAAGGAAAATGACATGAAGATTAAACCCATATGGGCAGAGTGTAAGAAGTGTAAAGGTGTTGGACACATCAAAGTTGAAACACAATCTAAAAACGCAGCGGAAAAGCCGGGTGTGACAGTACCAGAATGCCCGGACTGTGGTGGTAGCGGTCAGGTGAGAACAGATTCCCTACATCGCCAATTAACATTACTCAATGGTGACATGCTTATAGATACGTCATTACCTGAAGGTAAACAAGAGATATGTTGTATGAGCACAGATCAAAAGACTTGTGGAGCAGGTTGTGCAGCTTTTGATGTCAGGAGTGACGAGAAAGGTAAAACACATTATGCATGTTGTGCAGGTATGCCTAAACATATAATTGGAGTAATTACTAATGCATAATTACTCTTTCATAAAGAAGTACCGTGACTTGACCCCTCCTTGGGGTCCGGTTGGGTATTTGGTTTACAAACGTACATATGCACGTGACCTACCAGAAGGTGGCAAAGAAGAGTGGTGGCAGACAGTAAGCCGATGTGTTAGAGCTATTGATGACTTAGGTGTATTCACACAAGAGGAGGTTGAAGAACTGTATGATCATGTTTTCAACCTCCGTTGTTGTTTTGGTGGTAGGTCACTCTGGCAATTGGGTACACCAACTGTGGAACGTTTTGGTGGTGACAGCTTAATCAACTGTTGGAATGTATCTATCACTGATCCAGTTAACGCCTTCTGCTTTGCTTTTGATGAACTAATGCTTGGTGGTGGTGTTGGGTATAACATACAACCAAACTATGTATATGAGTTACCAAGCATTAATCATAGTCCTACAATTACGCGTGTCGATACTGACGACTGTGACTTCATTGTACCAGACAACCGTGAAGGCTGGGTTAAGTTACTTAGTAAAGTACTTAAATGTTTTTACTATAGTGGCCGTGATCTAACTTACTCAACGGCATGTATCCGTGCGAAAGGTAAGCCCATAAAGAGTTTCGGCGGTATAGCGTCTGGTAGTGAGAGTCTAGTGCTGGGTATACACCAGATTGCTGACATCTTACGCTCACGCTACCGCCAGAAACTACGACCAATAGACTGTCTTGATATAATGAATATTATAGGCAGTATTGTAGTGTCAGGTAATGTACGACGCAGCGCAGAGATAGCACTAGGCGATGCCTCTGATCGAGAATTCATTGACGCTAAGAACTGGTCGCAAGGTAATATACCTACATGGCGTGCTATGAGTAACAACAGTTTAGTTTGCTGTGACCCAGAGGATTTACCTCCTGAGTTCTGGAATGGATTCAATGGTGAAGGTGAAGTCCTAGGGCTAGTTAATCTATGTGCAGCACGTGAATATGGGCGTATAGCTGATGGTCTTAAATATAGACCAGACCCACGTGCCACTGGAACAAACCCATGTGGTGAGATAACACTAGAGAGTTATGAAGGCTGTAACTTAGCTGAAATGTTCTTACCTAATATCAAAGATACTCAACAGTGGTGTCGGGTAGCACAGCTAATGTATAAGGTATGCAAGACGATAACCAACTTACCTTTCATACACCCACAGTCACAAGTAATAATGCGACATAACCAACGCATAGGATTAGGTATCACTGGATTTATGCAATCACATTTCCGTCATGATGTTGAGGCTTTCAACACGGTGTATTCTTGTCTTGAAGAAACAGACAGAACTTATTCAGCACAGCTGGGTGTAAATAGAAGTATCAAGCTTACAACTGTTAAGCCATCTGGCACACTTAGTCTACTAGCTGGGGTGACACCTGGTGGGCATGCTGCGTTGGCACCTTTTTATATCCGTCGTATACGCATGGCGTCTAATGACCCTCTTGTTGAGGTTTGCCGAGAACATGGTTATCATGTTGAAGCACTTAAGAACCAAGATGGTACACGTAATCATGAGACACAGGTTGTGAGTGTCCCAATAGCTACACCAAAGAACGCTATATGTGCTGACGAGATGTCAGCAATCGACCAGCTAGATAATTTAGCATGGCTACAGATGTACTGGGCAGACAATAGTGTGTCAGTAACGATATACTATGAACCAGCTGAAGTACCTGCTATCAATGATTGGCTTAAGAGGAATTTTGACACACTGAAGTCTGTATCTTTCCTGTTGAAAGAGGATCATGGGTTTGTGCAGGCTCCGATTGAACCAATCCTGGAACCTTTGTACTATGAGTTGATAGACGGTATAAGAGACGGACATATTAAAATAGTTAAAGATACGTATGATGGAATGTTACAAAGTGAAACTGAATGCGGGAAAGGCGGTTGTCCAGTACGATGAAAACAGCACTAATAGTAGACACATCCAATTTGTATGATACAGTTGGTAGGGAGTTTAATCGTCGTAAGATAGATTATACTAAACTAAAACAACAAGTAGGTGCTGACATATGTTTCGCGTTCGGTACGCGTGTTGCTAATGAAGCTAAAGGTTTCATAGATAATCTTAAGAAATTAGGGTATTTTGCACAATTTGTTTTAACTAGTAAAGGCAAGTCAACATCATTAAATGTGGACATGACTATTGCCGCACTTGGTATATCTGGTAATGTAACACGCATTATATTTGCAACAAATGACAGAGATATGGTACCTCTATACACATACTTAAGACTACAGGGAATCTCGGTGCACGTAGTGGGGTGTGGTTTAAGTAAGGACGTCAAATATTCTGTCGATGGTAGCTTTGAAATAGACGAAGGGATGTTAGAAGATGAAACTTCAAAAAGCACCAATTAGTCATACATGTTTGGCAACATCATTTGCTATGGTTCTAGATGTAGACGCAAAGGACATATTAGATAGTTGTCTTGATCCACACATATTACTGTGGCCACAGTTAGAAGAGCCACAGTGCTTTCGTGGTAGTCATATCCAAGAGATGATAGACTATGCTTGGGGTATGGGATATAGTGTAACAGAGATTCAAGCAATCCCAATGTTTGGTGCACTTGGTTGTACTGAGACATATCCTATGGTTGGTGACGACTATGAGATGCGTCGAATCAGAACATACATATACCACTACGTAGGAGTCATAACAACACCGACACATGCAGTAGCTTGGGACGGTGAGATGATCTATGACCCTAAGGGTATGATGTACCCAATCGAGGAATTAGTTGATCCAATCCAATCACTGTATATTGTCAGAGAATGGCAGTGATTCGATTCGCCTCGCGTGTTCTATACTACTTAAGCCAAAAATAAATTTTCAAATTTTTTCAATTTTTCTCTTGTAATGATAAAGAATTTCTGGTAAAATGCCGATATTGGAAATAGAGCCAGAAAAGACTGGCCTTTGGTGAATCGCATCGTAGATTGGATTAGGATTCACTGAATCTTAGTGACGGATTTGTCACATCAAGAAAGGTAGTGCAGCAGACATGACCAATTAAGTTTAGAGACGACATGGAATGATTTAATTGCGTAATACTTATAGAGAATAAAAGTCCTGCACGATGCTTAGCATCGTGCAGGAACTTGGTACAGGAAAGTGACATGACATACAATGAATATCAAACAGAACATCCTGGTGCAAATAAGGATGATATAATCAAAAAATTTACTTCATATGCACATACAATAACACTGAGTAGCAAGCATATGAATTATAATAATGAAGATGGTATGTTGGGTGCAGCACTCCTTGGGTTGTGTGAGGCTGTTGAGTCTATATTAAAACACCCTGACGTTGCGATGGGTGGCATCGTAGTTGTAACAATAAGACGTTACATAATAGACTTTGTTAGAAAAGACAGAACAATACCTGTGCATCACACGGCTGCTAAAGACCCAACTAAATGCCCATATAGACTGGATATGGACGAAACGGCAAACAAGATAGCACCAACAACAGAATGTCAGTGTCGCGTTGAGATGTATGAAATCATCGAAGACCTACACTTAACATATAAAGAAACAATGATACTTGCAGGGTTACTTAATCAAGAATCACATAAAGAAATTGCTGAACGCTTAGGTATACATATAACACGTATCAGTCAATTACGTAAACCAATAAAAAAGAAAATGAGGTGTTACCTTGAAAAAGATATTTCTTGATATGGATGGAGTCATCGTAGACTTTATGAAGGGTGCTCATGAGTTCCATAATTTACCTTATAGTTACGGGGACTTCCCCTATCCAGTTAATGAGTGGTACTTTGTTCATCACACAGGGATGAGTAACAACGAGTTCTGGTCACCTTTAGGTGAAGCGTTCTGGGAGGGTTTGGACTGGACACCAGATGGTTTGGAAATTTTTCACATGCTACAAGATGCTACGCATCTTGAAAATATGGCAATACTTACAGCACCAGTACTTAATGCTGGGTGTTCTGCTGGTAAGATGACGTGGGTGAGAAACAATATACCAGCACTCAAAAGAAGAGTTATCGTCACAAACGCTAAAGAGATGTGTGCACATCCTGACGCGTTGTTAATTGACGACGCAGATAAAAATGTTAACCTATGGCGTGCTAATGGCGGTGTAGCCATTTTAGTTCCTAGGAAATGGAATAGTAGACACGCCGAGTCAGAGAATACTGTTGAAATCTTACGTAAGGAGATTCGAGATGCAGGTATTGGAAGTGTACTTTAATGGGTGTTCAGACTATTTTCTGTTATCCCGTAACACAGTCGGCTTAATTAACGCATTATGTAAAACGTCGGACCCCAAGGAAGAAAGTCTAGATGAAAGTACAGAATGCAACTGGGCAGTAACACAAGCACAATTACGTAATGTCCTCAGTCAAGTGGGTATAGTGACAGATGCTACTAATCTTATGCGACTTATAGTTGCTATGGGCCATAGTAGTGTGCGGTTGTGTGGAACAAGTTGGCAAGAACTCAAAGCTTGGCCCGGGGTGTGGCATGACTTGAAGCCTAAGACAAGAGCCACATTGGATGCAATGGGCATAACTGATGGCACCTTTATATTTCAGGGGGTGTAGTATGATATATGCACATCGTATAAATGTTATTGACTTTGAGATTCAGCCATCATTCAACTGTGAGGATGATGACCTCAATGAAATACTAGAGAATGAGTTTTCACATTTTTATACTCCTGCAGGCTACAGGCTGAGTTTATCAGACTTAGATCGTTTAATCTTATTACTAAAGGATGATCCAATGCAAGCGGCCAGTTTCAAACGTGATAAACTTTGGGCAGAGTTGCGTAATACTAATTTCGTACACTATCATATCATCGGTGATGACTATGATGGTCAACCTGATGATGACCATTTGGAGGAAACATAATGGATCCATGGTTAAAATGCTCAGTAATCGGCTCAGGTATATTGGTTGGTATAATATTATTTAAAATGATATTCCAACATGCTTGGGGTAACTATAGACAAAAGTATGATCTCTTTGACCATCGTGGTCGGAAGAAGGAATAAGACATGCAGTTAAACAAAAAACCGGGTACTAAGCGTACCCATGAAGGTGGAGTAGCGAGTCATATCTCTCCAGAGCAAACGCTTCGGAGGTCGGTATTGGCTTGCATGTTGTGGGAAAAGACTTTTTACGAAGATGGTATGACCATCGCCGAACGTATAGAAGATCTCGTTCCACGTGTTAAGGCTAACGCAGTATCAGCACTGGCTAAAGAGGCTCGTGATGACATGAATCTCCGACATGTGCCACTGTTGCTATGTGTTGCACTTGCCCGTATCGGTCTGCTTAAAGCCGATACACTGGCACACGTAATACAGAGACCAGATGAGCTGACGGAGTTCATGGCCATGTACTGGAAAGACGGACGTTGCCCAATAGCAGCACAAGTCAAGAAAGGATTGGCTAAGGCGTTTACCAAGTTCAATGCTTACCAGTTAGCTAAGTATAACAGAGCTACTGAGATCAAACTAAAAGATGTGTTGTTCATGTGTCACGCCAAACCAAAGGACGATGAGCAGGCATCCGTTTGGAAGCGTCTCATCGAGGGTTCACTTGCAGCACCTGACACATGGGAAGTTGCACTATCATCCGGTGGTGATAAGAAGTCACACTGGACACGCTTATTGGAAACCAACAAGCTAGGCGGTCTGGCTCTATTGCGTAACCTACGTAATATGAAAGAGGCTGGTGTGGATCCTGATTTAATCAGGATAGCCCTTTCGAATATGCGGACAGACCGTATATTACCGTTCAGATTCATCGCCGCTGCTCGCTACGCACCACAGTGGGAGTCGTGGGTGGAGAACTCTTTAATGAAGTGCTTGTATGAACAACCTAAGTTACAAGGTAAGACCGCTGTTGTTGTGGACGTGTCATACTCAATGACATGGAGTCTAAGTGAGAGGTCTGACATGAATCGTCTTGACGCTGCATGTGGCCTAGCAATGTGTGTTCGTGAGATGTGTGACGACGTCGCCATTTACTCATTCTCTGAAAGGAATGTGCGTATACCAGATAGACATGGTTTCGCATTACGAGACTCGATCTGTAGTAGTCAACAAATGAGTGGTACGTACTTGGCCGGTGCTATCCGCCATGTTAATAAAGACTGTGACTATGATAGGATTATAGTCATCACTGATGAGCAGAGCCACGACGGTTCAGCACCACCCATACCAGATTCTAAAGCCTACATGCTTAATGTAGCAACTTACGAGCATGGTGTGGGGTATGGGCAGTGGACACATATCAGTGGATTTAGTGAGTCAATACTTAGTTATATTAACGAGATCGAGAAACTATAGTAGAGGGTATACAACGTTGATTATGGCGGGAATGAGACCTATAAAACCGTCTGAAAGCACACATTTGCGTGGGTGAAAAGTCGCGAGCAACGTTTAGGTGTGAGATAACGTTGGTACTCTTGCTTAATAATCTTTGGTTGTGGTGAAGAACAGTGTTACTTCAATACTGGTGAAACTAACACACTGTTCGTTTGTTCCCAACCACTAATAAATAATAGGTGGTGTAGATAAGAGTTACTTCCATACCAAGGACGAGGTCGATGGTTCGAATCCATCCCGTTACGACGGTAGCTCAGTGGCAGAGCACGCAAACTATTCTCTTGTCGCTTGTTCCCCCTATTTGACACTGTGTCTGTGGCCAGCAGGAAAAGGCATCGGACTGTGGGTCCGAGGATTGTGGGTTCGAGTCCCATCAGACACCATACATTAACTGAAGTGGCAATCATGCCAAAATTTGAAGGGAAGTAAAATGAATCAACCAAAGTATGCAAATGTGAAGACTGTCAGGAATTACAAGATTACTGCCATCGAAACAATTCAGAA